TATTCTTGTGCAAAAGATTCATTTGCTGTAGAATTACTTACTTCTTTTAATCTTTGTAGTACTGAATAATCCCATTTAAAATGATGAACTTGTGTGAAGTTCTTTTCTGTAGGATATCGTAGTGGATGTGATTTACCCCACGATGTACTTCCATCTTCAAATTGTACAAAGTGTTGACCTGGAACTACATTATGTTTACCTTTTAACATTGTAACTTTGTTTGCTTCAGCTTTACTTAGTGGATATCTAAAGAATCCTGCGTTTGGCATTTCTTTCCATATATCAGAATCTTCTGTTATTTTTGGAAAACAACCATCTTCACCTATTCTATCGAGAAACCCACCTGTAACAAATTCCCATCCGTTATCCTCACATTCATCTATAATCTGATAGGTTGGTTTAGAGTATAATTGTAATTCATCATCATCTGCAACTATCCACCACTCATCTGGTTTTAATGATGTAGTTTCGTTGTATAACTCTGTAACTCTTTTCCAATTAAATGCTTCTTCTATAGCAATTCTATGTGGTTTAAGATTAAACTTTTCTAATATTTGTTTTCCCTCTTCTATGACAGGGTCATCCTTATGGTGTGCATACAACACTACAAAAAATTCCTTGACATTGTACTGATAATGTCTTAACATATGATGTAACATTGTTGTATTGTGTCCACAGACCGTAACTAAATTTTCTTGTGGTTTCATCGTTTCCTCACAATCGTTATACCAGTAGAACTCGGTTTCCATTTTACTATATTATGATTAAATAAATTAAATACTTCAAACTTTCTCTTATCGATAGTTTTTATAAAATCAGCAGGACCAGATAAATCATCTCCCTCATGTCCCTCTAACTCTACAAAATTATCTACATAATCTTTATCTGTATCGTGTATCGTGATGATACCACCTTTGTTCATAATTAGTGAATATAATTCAAAATCTTTTTTACAACCCTCAAATGTGTGGTCTGCATCAATATGTAAGTAATCTATTTTTATATCTTGTTTTACAAAATAATCATGGAATGCTTTTTCTGTAGTTTCTTTAATAAACTTTGGTGTGAAGTGTCTTCTAAATACACTATCTTCTTTTTCCCAATCAACCTCACCATTAAATCCATTACATGCATCAACAATATAAGTAGAACCATTATCACCCCACTCCATTGTTACATCTTCATAAAATCCCTCTTGTGCTAAATCATATCTTGCCTGTGTCATGATTCGTGGTATGTATCCACCACCACTTCCTAAACATACACAATTTTTAAATTTATGAAAGTAAATCAAAGAATAAACAATCATACCATCTCCGAGATGCATATCATCTGCACCATGAGACCAACGATAAGGAACTTTCTCTTTCTCATTCGTTGTTATGTAATTCATTATATAATCGTAGTTTAGTAACGAGTTTTTCATAAAACCTTTTTATTTATTATGCAAATGGGTCTGTATTACTTCCCTTATTGTGTACTAAAAATGTACTACCAAAATATACATCTAATGGTTCAACATCTATTTGTACTACCTCAAATCCATCCTCTTCTATAACTTGTTCTAATTGTGTAATTAAAACCTCATTTCCATTCTTATCCATTAAATGACCACCCACCAACATATTTGGTACTAAGTTCCACATCCAAGTATTTTCTCCTACTGGCTTGTATAACATTTCATGGTCACCTGTAATTTTTTCTTCTCCGTTATTTATATTCCAATAACTTCTAACAAAATCAAAATTAATATCTTGAACACTTGCAGAGTGTTGTGTAAACGCTTCTGTTTTCTCATCGGGAAATCTACATGCTCTCCAATCTTCTTCATCCTCATCTAACTGACCTGGCATATTCATTGACATTACCCAATCACCAACTTCTAAATCTTCTACAAGTTTTTTAGTACCATCTGCCATATCAACTTTACTTCCAACTAAAAGACATGATGGGTCTGCAGGTGAACCATAACTATCAACAATAACTATCCCTTTAGTTCTGTTGGTATTGTAATTTGTTGCATGGTCATTAAATCCATCTGATTGTCCATCTTCTGCTAATTTAGCACTAACATTCATACTTATGTTATTTGTACCTGCGGGAAAGAAATCACTATCATCACCAGTACCAGTATTTGCGTTTGATATTGCTGCTGCTGCAATACTACCTGTTGCTCCATTATTAGTTACAGTCGCTCCAGCCGTAGATAATGTCCAAGTAAAATTATCTGATACTTTTGCAATTTTATCATTAAACAATGAACCATTACCTGAAAAGGTAAGAATATAATCTTCTGCAGTAGATTCCCACAGATAGGTATATCCTGTCATACTATCAACTGAACTAATAGAGAAATCGGACATTTTTATATCATTACCACCACCACCATTTTGTCCTAATGATGAAATTGTAGTATAATTAGAAACAGACGAACTAACCGCTCGTTTTAACTTTCCTAATGATAAATCTTGTTTTATTGCTGTACTCATATCTATAAATATCAACTATTGTAGATTCTTAACATTTGTTCAACCCATTTCTGTTTATCACCAAAATGTTCTGTTAAATATTCTCTTAGTGGAAAAACTAAATCTCTTCTTTCTTCTAATCCCATTTTACATATTTTTTCATATTGTAATTTAAAATCTTTTATATTACTTGCTCTCAATGGATAATCATATTTTGGTAACCAATCTTCTGCAAGTATAGGTATTTTACCATAATCTACTGCTTGGAATATTGAGTATCCAAATGGTTCGTAGATATGTGCTGAATGACTTATACCCCAATCCTTACTCATAAACTTATCATGGAAACTATAATTAAACCCATACACTTTCCATTTACTTGAATCTAAATCATTCCACTTTTTCCAAAAATTTATTTCACTTCTCGATGTATGTACTATTGCTTTCATACCACTAAGAAAGTGTGGACATTTTCGTGTTTCCATTCTTGATGCAAAACCTATTTCATTACTATCATTTACATCAAGGTTATGTTTAAACTCATAATAGTTTGGAATCCATTCTGTAGGTACATCTAACTTCTTATCAGTTACACCAATCCAAAATGGATGTTTGGCAATCTCACATATATCTTTTTCCCAATGTTCAACCATATGAAAGTGATATGATTTCTTTACATCTAAAATAAAAGGTGCTCGTAAACAATCCTTTACACAAACATGAACACCATTACTATATATTCTATCTTTGTTATCAAGTATATATTTATGTGGTGCATAATATCCATGAAGTATATGTATTCTTCTTGCATTAGCAAGTAAATCTCTAAACTTTTGTTTATCTTCTCCTTGCCAATGATGTTCTAAATCATCTTTTAAAATTTCTTTATAACTCTTTTCTATTTTTTTATGTACTTGTCTACCAGTATTACCACCTCTATCAGCACTAACACTTTTTTCAAAATTATGTGTTTGTTCTTGCGTGAGTGGTTTTTTTGGTTTGGTTCTGTGTATTAGTAATTTTGGTTTTACTTTTAGATGTGGGGCAATTTCTTCTATCCAATTATTAACCCAAACATCGGCACCACCACCAATCATACTTCCACCACCTGTAGAATAATATACATCGTACTCTTTAGACATTAAAACTCCTTGTATATAAATATAATACTAATTTCCAAGAATGGATTATTTTTTTATGGTCCACCCTTACCAGCGTTGTGAGCAATGTAAACTTTTTCACCAGTTTTAATAAAGTAGTTATCAATATCCTCAACATTAAGTCTGACGAATATCTCCTCTTCTTGATGATAAGTTATATCTGTAATACCAATTGCTTCCCCACCTACTGCCATTATCTCATCAGTATCCTTGTTGATGTGGAATACTCTTATCCAACGATATTTTGTTTCGTGTGGAAGTGTTCTCTTTACAAATAGTGGGTGTTCATAAGTAGCAGTTATTACCTCATCATTTTCTAATGTTATCTGATAATGGTCATAGTAGTAATCTGCATCTTTTAATACTACATTTGATTCTGCCATAGAACCATTCATACCATCCCATCTATATCCTAAGAACTCTGCATAACTATCAGTACTTGGTTGTGTATCAGTACTTACATCATAAGATTTAACCTTATCATTAATATTTACATCTTCAATATTTTTCCAAGTATCATCTGCCATCCATATTTGTGTACCATAAGGGAAACAACTTCCACCACCACCACCTGTTCCACCACCAGCTGGTGCATCAACAGCTAAAGATAATGTAAAGATATCATCAACATATCCATGTGAAGCAGCAGTAATAGTGTAAGTATCAGTAGTTGAATTTTCAGCTGTAACTGATGCCATACTACCAATCACCAAAAACATCTTATGATTTGTTGCTGTAAATTCACCTGCATCTGTAACACTATTTGGAAATGTTTGACTACTCCATCCAGTCGTACCAGTTGTTGTAGTGCCTGATTGATTAAGTATTTTATAATAGTATGTTTCGGCTAAATCATTACTACCACCCAAACTGACAGTAGAGGTAAGGGAAATATCTCTTGTTTTATAATTACTTCCATCATTTACAAGAAGATATTGATTTATAGTATCAGCACTTGTCCACTCTGCAGATTCACCACTATCAAGAGTTGTTCCACCAAAGTAGAAGAAATCTGCTCCATTAGCTACAGAAACATTCAATGCTCCTGCATTATTATTCCATACTAATTTATCATTCCTTGCTACATCAAATGCAGATGATGTATGTAATAGTGTACCAGTGTAAGAACTCTTACGATATTCTACTTTAATTTGATACTGATTAGCACCATTTGGTGTTGATGAAGAATTGTAAGTATAACTACTTCCAAGTCTTGAACTATCTCTTGGAGCATCAATTTCTATTCCAGTTCTACTCCATGTTGTACCTGTGATACTTGTTATATTTTGTTGATAATTCGTTGTCCAACTCCAATCCCCAGCTGCATATTGAGAAATTCTAACTATAACTCGAATGTAAATTGTACCATCGTTAGCGACTGTTACTCCACTTCCATTAGCTGAAGTAGTACTTGTACCTCTTATCGCATTGACTGTTGGTGCAGAATAACTTCCATTTGTTATACTTGTAAATGCTTTTGATGTTGCAGTTGCACTAATACCCGTAGAGGTAGTACCATTAAATGCTACTGAGTATGAAGTATTTATTGTTGAAGTATCTGTCCAATTGACTGTGACTGTTTTGGTAGTGGATTTACCACTAATACTAATACTTTGTCCACTAGCATTACCAAAAGTTAGAGTAGATGGACTTGTTGCACTACTCATACCTACTGAAGTAACAGATTGTGATGTAGAAATACTTGTTGCTGCTTTTGGTGGTACATTTGCAAAATCATAATATTCTGATATTTCACCATCTGTAGCAACTCTTATAACATCACTATTAACACTACCATTTGAACCACCAATTTGATAAATCTTCATGTATTTGTTATTACCATTTGCTGGGTCTGTTCCACCATCTGCTTGTAATACAAGTAAATCTTCACCTTGTGCAGGTGTACCCGCACTAGCAGGAAATATTATAACATCATTATTTGCTGGAACACTACTATCATTATAAGCATCTTCAGCAGAATTATGTGCACCTGTAAATGTAGTTGTGTATGTACCACCTCTTGCAACATATAATGTGAGTGTTTCTGGTACTCTGACTGTGACTGTATCTAAATCTTCATAACCAGGGTCTGGGTCTTCTGCATTATTATTGTTATTAAATTTTGCTTGTAATGTTGCTTGATTACCTTGACCAAGAGTACCAGTTATAATTCCTAAATTAGCAGTTAAATCAGGTATCGAAACTGGTGTGATATCTGCATCTGTGATTGCAGAATCTGAGATTGTTACTTCTCCATTATCATTAATGACTGTTTGTGTATTATATGCTACAATTCTAAAAGTAAGAGTCATAGCAGTTCCATTATTACGATATCCTTGATAATTTATAGATGATATAGTTATATTAGTTAAATTCTTTTTCGTTGGATTAGGAAATGTTGATGATGCAGTAATCTTTGGATAATGCTTAACCTTTATATTTGAAGAGCTTGTACAAGTAGTATCTGAATCATTCCCACCCTCAAGTGTAGTGATTAATTGAACTACACCAGTACCTGATGCACTTGAATTTGAACCAGCAACAAACTGAGCATTTTGTGTACTCGTATTATTTAAAGTTGCTCCACCTGGGTCTGTGGTTAAACTATATGCATAACTTACAATTGATGCAGCATCTGTTTCATTTGTTGGGTTACTAAATGTAAAACTTGTACTTGTTGAATTATTTAACGAAGTTCTAACTATTTGATTGTTATTTGTAATCACATTCTTAGTATTAGCCCCGACAGGAAAAACAATATAATTTCTTGCTGTGTTAAATCCACTACTTTCATCTGAAGTACTTGGTCCACCATTATTATCTACATATGAATTATCATTTTGTGCTAATATTTTATAATAGAAATTTAATGTATTGTTTGCATCTGCAGTAATCGTATGAGTTGCAGATGTTGGTGTGGCAATATGAGAATAACTACCACCCTCTGATGTTGCTCGATAAACTTTATATTTTGCTGCATAAGTACTTGCACTCCAAGCTATTGCTTGGTCTCCACTATATCCACCTGCAGTAGTACTGAAGTTACCTGGGTCTGTTGGTGCTTTATCAATAACCACGATATCATATGTGGTACCAGTTCTTGCTTCTGGTAAGTGTTCACCAGTTGAATCTTCATCTCGTACAAACACATCATATAATCCTGTCTTAGTAACACCAACATCTGGTACATTATAATCAAATGATTGTGCAGTTGCAGTGTTTTTTGTATTGGTTAAATTTTGTCCAGCAGAATGAGATAAAGTATGTGAATTCAAATCATTTTCTTCACTCCCACCTGCAACAGATGCAAAACAAAGTACTATATCAGCCTTTGCCATATTAGTAGAAGTAAAATTAACACCGAGGTCACCTGATGCTCCTCTTCTAACTGATTGATTATCGGTGGTTAAACTCGTTAACGCTTGTTGTGATAAGACCGTAGTAGCAATAGTGACAGTAGCATCAGTAGATGTTGCTCCACCACCACTAACATTTACATCAAAATCATAATCTTGTGTATTTGCACCACCTTGAAAACTACCTTGTAAAAATGATTGACTAGTACCACCACCTGATGTTGCTGTGAAATCTCCTGGTGCACTCCAATTGTATTGAATAGTATCACCAACTGCAGTTGCAGTAAATGCTAATGAAGTTACACTAAAGCCTGTTGGTGTTAATCCAGTCGAATAACTTCCAAGTACATCTGCAGTAGTTTTACTATTATCCTCTACTAAACTTACAGTCGGTCTGACTGTTAAAGTATCAGTTTGATTATTTGTTTGTGAATCATCTGCAGTTCCTGCAAAACTAATTGTATAAACACCATTTGCAGTACCTGGTGTTATGGATAAATTATTACCATAACCACTTTGTGTAGTTCCATTAAAATTACTACTAATTGTCATACCAGCATTATAACCAGCGGCAAGAGTTGCAGAAAAAGTTTGTGCAGAACCATTTGCATTGACTGTTTTATCTCCACTCGTAGAATAAGTTAATGTAGGAAGAATATAAATAGCAGAACCAACACCAAATGCACTTGTACCCGTTGTGTATTGTGCTTTAGGATATACTATTTCTCTTGAAGTACTATTTGTAGGACTCGAATGTGATAATGTAAATGCTTCTGTTTCTGCATCTGCAACATACAAAGTATCTACTACTTTATCAGATTGAGCATCAAAGGTTGCATTGGCATTATTTGAACCATACCCTATTCTCATCGTGGCAGTTGCACCCTTTGCTGTTGCACCAATTGTAACACTACCACCATGATTTACATTTTGTGGTGAACGAGATATACTTACAATTTGACGATTATATCGTACATCAATATCACCAGTTATACCCGTTAGTTGATTTCTTGTAGCTTGTGAAGTTGGATTACCTTGTAGTGTTGCAGTAACTCTCACCTTACCTGGTGTATTTGCTATTGTGAAAGTATCTTCTACATCTTCAGTAGCAGTCATTGTTCCACCATCACCTGCAATTATGCTAGTGGTGCCCGTAGCATCAGTATTTGCTATCGTACCAGTAGATACTGTCCCACCAATTGAAACTGAGGCTACAGAATCATCTGAATCATCTACAAATAATGGCATTGATGGTGAGAGTGTTAACGCACCACCTGAAAGTTTTTTACGAAAAGTAAATGTATCACTAAAGTTACTATCGAATGCATTACCATCATCCTCTACTTTAACTTTTATAAGAGAACCCTCGTGAGTATTATCAATACTTACTGATGATAAATTTTTATCAAACTGATTACTTGATTCATTATCAGTACCCTCAATATTTGAGTTTGTACCACTTAAAGCATTACCATTACTATCAACAATTGTAAACTTTGCTACTGATGCTATACTTGATTCTGCCTTTATACCTAAACCATTATCATCAACAAAGGTATCTGAGTTAGTACTATCATTAATAATATCACTACCACCTCTACCCGTACCTCTAAATAAAAGTATATTTGAAAATTGACCTGGAAATGCTGCTGAATAAAAGTGAGATAGTTTATCTTCATCACCCGTTAATGTTGCTCGTGTAACTGATACACTTGCTGCACTTGCTCCAAAAGAATCTGATAAAGAATCTAAAGATACATTTGAATCTGCTGCAATTGCACTACCCGAACTTTCATTTTGTTCGTTTAGTATCTCAGATAATCTTAATTCACCACTACCTGGTAGAGCCATCTCTCAACTCCTCTACTTCGGATTTAAGTTCCTCTATTTGAGATTGTTGTTCTTTAACTGCTTCTACCAATAATGCTACAACCTTATTATAGTGAACTACTTTAGATGGTTTGTTTGTAACTATATTATTGTGTTCACTTACAAATGGTTCTAAACCTTTAACACCCTCAACTTCTTGTGCGATAAATCCTATATCATGTCCTTTATTATTGTAATCTTGTTTCCAATCAAACTCCACACCCTTTAATTGTTTTACTTTGAATAATGCATCTTGAATTGGATTAACATTCTCTTTAAATTGTATATCAGATACCGTCGCAGAGAAACCAACAATATCTGCCTTAGCATGAAAGTTACCACTTGCATCTATATATGCATCTTCTGAAGATACACTACCAACATGGAATTGCATTCTACTTGAATCATATTCTATTGCTGCAGAATTTTCAAATCTATATCCACCAGAACCACCAGTACTTGATTTGAAATATTCATCAGTTTCAATATGACCAGTAGTTGCGATATCTGAACCAATTGTGGTTGTATCTGTTGTACTTCTACCTCGAACTTTTAACGAACCTGTTACTACTGCTTCACCAAGAATATCAATTGTTTTTTCTTCATCTGGTGTAACACGAAAATATTTGTTAGCAGCATTTTCTAATTCACTTTCACCCAAGAAAACAGCTTGGAAACCTTTAGGTGATAACTCAACTACTTTGTTACTTGGTTGATGTTTTACCTTAGTTATATTTATTCTTGATTCTTCAATTTCAAGAGCTTTTGTACCAGCTTTTTGATGACCTCCACCTAAATTATATTGGTAATTTAAAACAAGATTATTATTTGTTGCTGAAGCATCAATTATTCTCCATTCAAATAGATGGTCATCTTGTGTTGTTGTGGATTCTGCAGTTCTTGTAAAGGTTCTACTTGCTTGGAAATATGAATTTGGTGAAGTACCTATCAAATCAAACTCATAATCCCAATCTGTAAAGAAATTACCAGTTAGTGTAGTGTTAGTACCTGTTACAAATGAACTATTAGTTTTATCAAATAAACCGACTGTTAAACTATATGTTGCAGTACCACTTACATATCCACTTTGAGGTGTGGAACCTGGGTCATCAGTTCTAATTCTAAATGAAAATGTTAATGAATGTTGGTATTTAGTACCTGGACCTGTTAATTCAGGACTTGTACCACTATCAGATGTATTTACATCTATCCCATTACTACCACTTGCATCTGGTCCGATTGCTTTTACATAAGCATCAATATCTGTTGTTGATTGACCAGAAGATACATTCTGACTTGTAACATTTAAACCACTATCATTATCTATAGATTGATTTGGTGCGTTATATGCAGAACCACCTGATTTTAAAACAACATTCGCAGGTGTAAATGTAGGTATAATTTCTGCAGAAAATGAACCACTATTTAATGCAATCTTTGCAGGGAATGAATTATCATCACCTCGTCCACCATCAATAACAACTTGTGAATCACTATCACGAATTGCAGTTTCATCAAGAATCCAACCAGCATTTGATGCGGAACCGAAGAAACCTGATGTTGCGGATATATCTCCAGCAAATGAAGCATTAGATGCAGCCATATTACCTGATGTATCTACAGAGAAGTTTCCAAAGTTCATCTGTAGTCCACGATTACTACCCTCGTGTACTGCTTGTATAAATTGTGAACCACTTCTAAATGAGAACTCACCACTACCACTAATGAATGCTCCATCACTACCTGACCATTCTCCACCAGTGGTTATAATTTCATCACCTAATTTTATAAATGTGTCTGCAGAGGATGCAGTAAACTTAGTTGAAACTAATTCTAATTTTTCTGATTTAATATCTAAATCACCATCACTAACATCAAATCTTATAAGATTTTTAGCATCACCGAATACTAAGAAATCACCACCAGCATCCATATAGATACCAGCACTTGTTCCGTCAACATTTGCGTTTGCACTTGCACCTAATGTGATTGTTCCATTATCATTTAATGTTGTGTTTCCACCAGTGATTGTTGAACCACCAATACTCCACCCACCAATTGAACCTGCTCCTGCAGTTATCTCTCCTGACATTGTAACTGCACCAGCTGCAGTGATTGTCATATTTGTAGTGTTACTTGTACCGATTGTGATATTACCACTTGAATCAACTCTAAGTGCAGATTTATTTGTTGCACTCTGTCCAACTATCATAGATGAACCAAAGTTTGCTAATGTTACCCCATTATCTCTAACACTTAATCCACTACCATTTATTAATATGTTTTCTGCGGTAGTTGCACCGATTGTTGCTGTTGAACCAAAGTTTGCTAATGTTGTTCCATTATCTCTAACACTTAATCCACTACCATCTATTAAAACATTTTCAGCAGTGGTTAAACCAATTGTTGCAGTAGAACCAAAGGTTGCAAGTGTAGTACTTGCATCTGATTTAATATCAAAGGAATCAGTATCAATACTTATGTGTTGTCCAGCAGTATTTCCTATTGTTGATGTTGCTCCGAAAGATGCTTCAACACTATCTGTTCCACTATCATCTACAATTAAATCTACTGAATTACTATCTATAAAAATTCTTGATTGGTTATCTGCATCTATTCCAATTGTTGATGTGGTTCCGTAACTTGCAACTGTCACATTACCAGCAGCATTCTTTAAATCCATTCCATCACCAGTCAATACAACTTGTGTTTGCATTGATGATGAACCAGCTTGTAACGCATTTATATCAGTATCTAATGAACCTGTCAATCCAGCGATATCACCACCAGTGACAGTAATTGCTCCGTTAAATGTTGCATCACCATTTGCATCCATTGTGATACCATTTGCAACCGAACCAATTTGCATTGAACCAGGTTGGACTGTAATTTTGTTATTTGAATCATTACCGACTGTCAATACATCATCAACCATCGAGATTAAATCTACAGAACCTGATTTTAATTTTATAGAATTGGAACCAATAGAAACATGATTCAATGAAGTTTGTCCTATTGTGGTTGTTGCTCCATAATTAGCTAATGTTGTATTTCCTGCTGCATTCTTTAATGCCATTCCACCTGATGATAACACAACTTGTGTTTGCATTGATGATGAACCAGCTTGTAGTGCAGTTACATCATCTTCCCATGAACCACTAATCTGTGAACCAAAATCTGAATCAAAGTTATTAATGGTAATCGTACCCGTTACATCAAGAACACCTGTAGTTTTGTTAAATTTTATATGTGATGCTGCAGAGTTTCCAATTAGAATATTACCAGAACCATCTACAAAGAATCCATTACCAGATTGTGCACTTGTTGGTGGTGTTGTACCTAATGCAATACTACCACTTCCACCTGCTGCTGAATCTATATCAAGATGGTCTGTATCGAGTTTGAATGCTTGAGTTTTTATATCAATATTATTTCCATCGAAGTGTAGATAATCTGTACTATTGGTTGCGGTTCCAACTCTAAATTTACCACCACCATCCATGAAGATACCTGTGTTAGCAGTTTCTGTAATACTTGTAGCACTTGTACCTAATTTAATTATACCAGTTCCACTACTATCCATAATGATAGTTCCAGCATCTAAATCAAAATTAGCGGCCTTTATATCAAATCCACTTGATGTATTCTTTATATAATTACTTCCATCTTTTTGGAAATTAAAATATCCACTACCACTTATGATAATTCCATTTGATGCAAAATCTGTTGGTGGGGATGCACCCATAGAAATTCTTGAAGTTTTATTCGTACCTAATGCGGATATATCTAATGTTGTGGTATCAAGATTAAAGGTATCTGATTTTATATCTATTGCATCTGTATCGGCATCATAGTAAATATAAGAAGTACCACTTGTTGCAGTACCAACTCTGAAGTTTCCACCACCATCCATGTAGATACCCTCACCAGCAGTTTCAGATGTTGCACTTCCAAGTTTTAAGAAGTTACTTGTACCAGTACCACTTGTTCCACTAATATCAAATCCACCACCTGTGTTAACTCTAAACTTAGTGGTTCTTATATCTAACTCATTACCATCATATTTAAAATATTTATTTACATCTGTAACTAAGTGTAATTCTGCAACACCATTATCACTACCAATAATAATACCAGCGTTATCCGTTCCACTATCAAATGTAACTGAACCAACTTGTAAAAATGCATCAGTACCATTTGATGATAGGTTCATTTCAGGTGATGCTTTTTCACCGAATAATATTTGTGATGTACTTCCACCAAGTAATGTTATACCTGCGTTTGTAGTAGTATCATATCCTAAACTCATTGATGGTACTTGAGAATTTATTTGGAAATCATCTGCATCTATAAACATCGTACCTGTAGTGATATCTACATTTGATGCAGTTATCTCAATCGAATCACTTTGTATATCTAAGTTACCAGTTCCACTATCAAATTTAATAAATTGTGATGCATCACCAATTGCAAACTCTTGTGTTGTATTGTTGTTAGCAATCCAAATACCTGCAGTGGTTGAATTAACACTATCTTTACCACTTCTAATAATACCTTGTGTTGTACTACCTGTTAATTGTAAATTCTTTGTATCAGTTAAACCAAGTTTAATCTTACCTACATTTGTAGTACCACCATCTAATTCAATAACACCTTGTGCCAATGACATAGATGATTGTGTAGAAGAAATTTGTACATCACCATCACCAGCATCCAATTCAAAACTTCTCGCCGCAAATGATAATGCGTTATCATCAAACTTTATGAAATCAGTTGCATCACCAACTGCAAATTCTATATCTTGGTTATTGTTTGCTAACCAGAATCCCTCTGTTGTAGATGCAGCAGATGTTTTACCACTAAATATTTCTGCGGTAGATGAAGTACCTTTTATTGTTATTTGTTTATTTGAAGTACTACCAAGAGTAATTGTAGGTGATGTTGTAGAACCATCAATTACAATTGACCTATCACCATATGATGCTGATTTGTGTTGTGATGATATTTGTAAATCACCCTCGTTTACATCAAGTTCAAATTTTGAAGAAGTTATATGTACATTACTTCCATCATATTTTATTCCACTTGTGGCATCACCGATATGAAATTCTTGTGTGGTGTTATTATTTGCTAACCAAAAACCTGATGTTGAATCACTTACACTTGTTTTACCACTTGCAATATATCCTTGTGTATTACTACCAAGAAGTTTAATTGATTTACTTGTAGTTCCACCGACTGTAATACTTGCATCATTTCCATCTTTCTTTAATAATAAATCACCATCTGCAAAACTCATAGATTTTTGACTTGATGATAATCTGAAATCTGTACCGACTGTTACTTCAAGTTGTTGTGGTTGTATTGTTATATTTCCACTACCATCATTTTGTAAATAATAGTTTGCTGAACCAACTTTAAACGCACCTGTCGTGTACCAATAATTGTTGTTGTTAATATGTAAACCATCATTCGTACTACTTACATCAATACCCAATCTCATCTCTTCTGCAGCGGATGTTCCAATATGTACGATACCTGTAAACGAACCTGTCTGTGCAGTTATTGCTCCTTGTAGGAATACATTCTCTGTAAATAATCCAAAACCTGGGTCGGTGTTTCCATAAAGTAATCCACTACTTAATCCACTCAAATCTCCTAATCTTGCTTTCAATGATACATCATATAAACCACTACCCGTTCTCTCAACGATATCCATATAAGGTGTTGTTGGGTCATTTGGATTTGCATTTAATCGTATGTAACCAGTCCCAACTTTACCAGTCGAAACTATTACTTGTGAACCACTATAGAATGTTGCGGTACTTGCTATATCTCCTAATGAACCACTCTCGCCAGTAGTACCACTTCCATATGCTCTTGTTACAAATATCTTACCACTAAAATCTGTTAAACTTGTTGGGTTGTTTACTGATGCACTATTAACTAAAACATACTCTGTAGAGAAACCTGTAGTATCTACTTTCTTTATAGATAGGATTTCATTCTGTGAAAAACCACTTGCGTTATCAACTGACATTGTAGTTTCTGCTGCTGTTACAATACTACCAGATTTTATCGTTGTTGAGTTAGCAACATATAATTGTCCACCAACTGCATTTACACTTTCTTTTTCAAATACTGTCGTGGACATTGTACCACGAATTCGTGCATTCTCTACTTCTAAGAAACCACCATTTGCAGCAGTTAATCTAAATCCACTACCAGCAACATTGGTTGCGAATCCAGCAGATTCAATCGTACCATCTTGACGGATAATCATATCCCCACCAGTCAAGGCATCATTACTGATTGTCCAACCAGCTATTTCATTACCCTCTCCACCAAGTTTAACTAATGTATCTGATGAACCTGTACCACTTCCATCATAAATTTTTAATCCGTATATATCAGAAGCAGCATCACTTATCTCTCCTAATCTTACAACCTCATCACCCTCTGCATCAAATACTTGTAACCTACTTGTTGATGAATCTATATCTAAATTTGTAGTATCAAGTTTAAAGTTTGGTGTCTTGATATCAATACCACCATCGAATATAAGATAGTTTGTTGAACTTGCAACGAATTCAGCTTGTGCATTACTTCCATCCATACCAATGATAATACCATTGGTTCCACTACCCTCATTACCAAAACTTGATTTACCACCCATTGCAATAAACGCATCTGTACCATCACCAACCATTCTGATAGGATTACTACCATCAGGACTTAAACTCATGGAATTTTGTGTGTTAGATAATTGTAGTGAACCAGCATCTAATTCAAGTTTAGTGGTTTTAATATCTATACCATTATCAAAAATAAAATAATCATTTGCACTTTTTACAAATTCTGCTTGTGGATTACTTCCATCCATACCAATTAAGATACCTGCAGTTCCACTTCCCTCATCAGAGAAAGTAGATTTAGTTCCCATAACAATAAAGTTATCAGTTGCACCACCTTGTATTTTAATCTTATTACCTGAACCAACTTCTATTCGAGAATTTGTTCCATCTAATACCACCTCACCATTTAAACTCATGGATTTTTCTGCAGATGATATTTGTAAATCACCACTATTTGCATCCATTTCAAATGTAGTGGTTTTTATATCAACACCACTACCACCATCAAAGATGAAATAATTATCTGCAGATTTAACAAACTCTGCTTGTGGATTGGTTGCATCCATACCGATAATAATACCTGAAGTACCACTACCCTCATTTGAGAAACTACTCTTACCACCCATCGCGATAAAGTTATCTTGTGCTCCACCTACGATTGTAAGTTGTTTATTTGAATCAGCAGTACCACCTACTAAAATCTTTGAATCTCCACCGAGTAATCTAATTGCACCCTCACCAATACTCATTGATGCTTCTGTAGAACTTATCTCAATATTGTTTGCATTTAATTCAAAGTTTCTTGTTGCAATATCTACATCAGTATCAAATTTAAAATGTCCTTGACTTCCAACAAAAGAAACTTTTGGTGAAGAACTAACCATACCAAGAAATAGACCTGTTTGTTCATATGCCTTTGTAGATTGTCCTATGCTCAAGAATGGACTTGCACCATTTGCTCTCATAAAGAAATCTTCGTTTGTACCCAAAGACATAGAAGCTTCGGTAGATGATAATTTAAATCCAGTCGATGTAATGTTTAAATCTGTTACTTGGATATCTACATCAGAACCCGTAATACTAAAGTTACCACCATCAAAAGTTATATTACCATCACTATCACCAAACTTAAAGTTACCATCTCCATCCATGAAGATACCACTTCCAGCAATCAAAGATAATTGTTCAGCATCTGGTCCGATTGCTAACTTAGGTGTTCCACTTCCTTGTAGTATTATTCTACCATATGGATTTCCAGCATTGTGTCCCAAACTCATACTTGCTTCTGCAGTAGAGATTTGGATTGTTGATGCAGATACTTCTAATTTTTCAGAAGCAAGTGAGAAATCACCACCATCAAATTTTAAGAAGTTAGATGCATTACCAACATGAAACTCTGGGTCTGTATTGTTATTTGCTAACCAAAATCCAGCAGTGGTTGATGTTGCAGAATTTTTACCTGTTGCGATATACCCTTGTGTTGCGTTACCAACTATTTCTATTTGTTTTGTATTATCTTTACCAATTTTAATTTTGTTGTTAGAACCATCGAGTATAATATTACCCTCACCCAATGACATTGAAGCTTGTTGTGAACTTATCTCTATGTTGTTTGCATTTAATTCAAAGCCAGATGATAATTCTATTACAAATTGACCATCACCAAATTGTAATCTATCTCCACCACTACCACTACCAATTAAAAACTTACCATCACCATCTACATAGAATCCATTACCACTACTATAAGATGTAGGTGGTGTTTGTCCAAGTGCAATCTTTCCATTACTTGTTGCACTATCCATAATGATAGTTCCAGCATCTAAATCAAAAGTATCTGATGCAATTGTAAATGAACCACCATCTATTCTAAAGAAGTTTGTAGCATTTCCATATACATTTAATGCACCACCACCATCCATGTAGATACCAGCAGTGTTTGCGGTTGGTGAATCTGGTCCACCACTTCCACCTAATCTTATAACTCCATTTCCACTATCTCCACTACTATCCATAATAATAGATGTAGCATCTAAATCAAATGTTCCTGCCTTGATTGTCATAGCAGTACCATCCATCTTTAAGAAATTACTTGCATTTCCTCTTGCTAAGAAATCACCAGTTCCATCTAAGTAAATACCTTGATTAGTACCATCTACACTTGTGTTAGGTGTTGCACCTAAAGCAATCTTACCATTATTTGTAGCACTATCTATTACTAATGTAGAAGTTGCTAAATCAAATGTTTGTGCTTTTATCTCAAATGTACCACCACTCTGTTTTATAAGATTGTTTGCATCTGATTGGAAATTAAACTCACCACTACCACTTAAGAATATACCATTGGCACTTAATGATGGTGAAGAACCAAGTTTTATAGTTCCACCATTATCTGTAGATAAATCAAGTGTTGAAGTATCTATATTTAAATCTTGTGTTTTTAATTTGAAACCATCACTTGTTCGGTTTCGTATAAAATTATTTGAATCTACTTGAAAATTAAATTCACCACTACCAGTTATGAAAATACCATTACTTACTAAATCATCTGGTATTGTAGTTCCAAGTGCTATCGAACCTGAATCTGACCTAATCTCAACTTGATTGTTTGGGTCAAGTAATCTATTTGGGTCTACTACCCAACCACCGATAGATGCAGAACGAAATGCTGCAAAACCTTGTGAATCAATACTTGAAGATGCGTTAGCGACAGTAGCTGGTGAACCACCAATTGTTGCAGGTGTTAAAATAGAGTTAGCAGATACTGAACCAAGTATCGTAACCCCATCTGTAATTGTACCACCCTCTAATAAGAAACTACTACCTGTTACATCTCCATTTTGTTTAACATTAAAATTTGATGTACTGATAAACATATATTCATCACTATCAATACCACCTTGTTTTGGTGAACCACTAATGAATATTTGTTCACTACTAAATGAATGTGAATCCGTTGTGAATCCCCCAATCAAACCAGAAGATGCTGTAATACTACCCTCGAATGTTGCACCACTTGCTATCAAGATACCATCTTTATTAACCATAAAGTTTGGACCCATCTTGATATAGAAATTATCAGGTGATTCTTCAAGTGGTGTGAAATCTATATAGTACTCATCTGCTTGAGTTTCAAAACCAGATGATTGTGGGTCTGAACCAGGTCCTTGGTCTGTTTTAAATATCGTAGAATTATCAGCATTAAAGGTAATGTTACTACCACTTATTTGTCCACCAATGATTGAGAAATCACCAATGTTACCAGCAGTAGCATTAATTGTACCTGCCATAGTTACATCACCAGCAGGTGTTAAGTGAAAGTTACTTGAACTAATTTCTATGTTACCATTACTACCACTTACAAATTGTGAATCACTACCCAATAAGAATGTATCCGTTACAACTTCAAAAATACTTGGTTGAGTTCTGAACCTCATGTACCTATCAGTAGAACCACCTGCATCAACAATCTCTAATCCAACTCCACCATTATATTCAAATCCACTTGCTTCAGATGCTGATATTCTAGCGTTAATTGAACCACTATATATCATGAATCCACCGAGATTATTATCTATAGAATGTTGGAATCCTTTGTACCCAACACTTCTTAAATATGCTGGATTCACACCAAACATCTCCATAGACTCTCCGATTAACATCGAACCAGAAAATACTGCATCTAATCCATCTGCAATAACTGGTGTTGGTCCAACAAAAGGTACTTTCTCTTTTATTGAGAATGTTTCTGCAAGGTTATTATTTACATCATAAAACTCTACTAAGAAATCATAATTATCAGGTCGTTTTGGTAGAGGATATGGTAGTGGGATTATACATTCAAAGTAATCAGGATTAAAGTTTGTTTCACTATATGGTCGTAGAACTACATCACTTATGATTGCTCTACCTTTATTTAATTTAAACCTTACCTTTACTTTCGGGTCACCTAAAGTTGAACTAACAAATGTACTAAATACACTATCTATCCGTGCTTCGTTTACATTTTGAAAATCATCTATATTGATTTTACCAAGTGTTTGATATTCATCTACACTACCATTCTCTGTAAGTCCTAATGTAGAAACTTGAACTTCACATTCGAAGTTTGTTTCATCATTACCCTCTTTATCTTCTGCTAATTCTTTATAAAAATATGTATTAAATTGTATTGTGTATGGTACATTCGTTTCTAAATCAAAACTACCAGATGTAGTAAATGTTAGATTAGAACCATCTGCATAATTAGAACCACTAATTTGTATACCATCTATTATTTGATTATCATCTCGTGTTATAATAGTATTTGAACCACTTACCCAATGGTCTTGAAACACTTCCTTTTTATGAAAGTATCCAATGTTTACAAAACCAGTATCACTAAATGGGTCAACTAATAATTGTGGTGATTCAATTGGGCCTTCCCACATTGGTTCAAAATCACCAAGTGTACCCTCTGATTTTGCATATACTTTTGCTTTGAATACATCACCACTAAATGTTCTTAAGTTTGCTGTAGTAACTTTTGCAAAAGACCTAAAGTGTGTTTCAGATAAACTTGCGGTAGGTTGTGGTGTGTATGACATAGTAACTTCCATGTTACTTGTATCAGTACCACCTGGAAATATTGAGACGGGGAATTTTTCACCTGATAATTTATCAGTAATTAAGAAATCATCCTCTGGTACCATTGTAGTATTATTATTAACTTTCTTAATACTTGTTACATAGGATGTTGGTATATCAAATTTTTCAGTAGGATATTTTACATTATCTACTTTTGGATTTTTAATTGTTATGGATGAACCAACAAATGCACTTGATATTGAACCTGCATCATTTTCAGAACCACCCTCTACATCATTTACCTCTATAGTAAACCTATCTATTTCTGGTGATGCTCTTCTTACTAACCTACCTCTTGAACGAAAACTCTGATTTTGAAAGGGATTTATTTTTGCTTTTTTACTATTCTTAAATTTTTCTATTTGTTGTCCAATTAAATCTATATCTTTTGCAGATATTGCTGGATAACCCTCATCGACAGGAACGATATCAGCAGGTGGTGGTGGTAAATTTGGTGCAGGATTAACTCCAACACTACCACTCAATATTATTGGTTCAATATCTCCTGATGGTATAATAAATGGTTTTACAATTTCACTAACCGAGACCGTAGGTTGTCTATAAAAGAATATCGGTTGTTCATTTGGTATGACAGGATTTATAAAAATTGGTCTTGAGTATCTTACATTATAAACATCTTGAAACTCACTCGGAACATCTTGATTGTTGAACTGATTTACTTGTTCTACAAATTCTTCAGGTACATTTCCAGCACCAAATGCTCCAAAAGATGCCGGGTCAAATATATTACCTGTTACTTCATCTTGATTTGTTTCTTGCCCACCAAAACTTTTGTAATTAGTTTTCAATTCACCAACGAGATACATCACACCATCTCCAGGCACAACATCATCGTATATCTCTATGGATACTCTTCTTGCTTGTCCCTCAAGGTAATTAGGTACAGGTTCTGTATAGATAGTGTTTCCACCAGCATCCAATATTTCTATTTTAAGTTCAACATTGTTTTTTAAAAATGGTGAACCTGCTATTAGAAATGATGATTTACCTTGTGGTAATGCGGTAGGGAAATCAAATACTTGGAAAAATCTTGACGATAAGCCAGATTCTTCTTCTAATATATCTATATCCTTTAACCCTTGAAACTTATTTATTCTTTTTAATATTGCCATATAGTGAAATTACTCCATAAAAGGATTCTAATATAAATATCAAAATTTGAAATTTATCTATTTATTTATATGTATAGAGTGTGTATAAAGTGAGTAGAATATGAAAAAAAGATATAACTTTACCTTAGATGAGGATATCATGGCTTGGATAAAGGTTCATTGTAAAGATAACCGAACTAATTGTTCGGCATTTATAAATCAGTTATTGTTGAGAGTGAAACAGAGTAACACTAAAAGTAAAATGTCATCAATCTCTACTAAACTTAACTGATGAACTTCCCCCTACCTTTTTAATCTCTAATAAGGTATCAACAAAATCCCTCATTGTTTCAATGTGTGAAACAACTAATGAGAATTGGAACTCTGATTTCAGATATTGGAATAGTTGTGCAACTGAGTTCAGATTATCTGAATCCATTGTACCCCATCCCTCATCAATAGCAAGGAAGTTAGTTCTTGGTAGGTTACTTACATTCATTAAACCAACTCTTATTGCAAGAGAACTAATGAATCGTTCCATACCACTTGATAATTCTAAGGGCCATACTCTATCATCATCATAAACAATATGTGTATCGATTTGTTTACCATCCATATTAAACACAATGCTAAAATCAACAATCTGTGCTAATATATCATTTACTGCTCCCTCAACAGTCGGAAGTGATTTACTAATGAGGTCATATGGTACACCATCTCGTTTGATGGCCTCTAATAAGAACTGATATGCTTGATGTGAATCTTCAAGTTCTTCTACCTTATCAATGTTATCATTAATTTGGTTTTCTCTTGTTTTTAGAACTTGTATCTCACCATGTAATTTTGTTAGTTTTTGAGAAACGATATCTATCTGATAATCTAATTCATCTTGACTTGTTGATAGTTTATCAATCTCTATTTCTACTTGTGAATTGAACAATACATTTTGTTCTTGTGATTTTGCTCTTTCCATATCACTTGTAATAAGATTAAATTGTGTAGTGATATTCTTTTGTTTTTCTTTTGTGATGTTTATATTAGATATGATGTTATCTTGATATCTTTGTTTTTCATTTAAGTTATCTTGTAATTCATCTAAATCTTTTTTGAATGCACGAACCTTGAACATTGTTTGGATTTCATCTTCCATTTTTTGTTTCTTCTGAACATACTCTTGTGCAAGTGTTTTATCCTTATCAAGATTTTCTTTTGTCTGAATAGCATCTAATGTGAATGGGTTACTCATACAATGTTCACAATCTTCATCCCAAGTTAAATTACCAAGTTTTTCAATCTTATCTAATTTACTACGAACTTCTATCTTTAACTTATCTAATTCAATTTGAAATAAATCTCGTTCTTCTTCGAGTTTTTCTAACTTGTAATAATTCTCTTCAACACCATCTTGTTTATAGATAACTATTTTGTTCTCTATCTCTTGAACTGCTCTTTCATAATCAAATTGTTCTGTTTCATATTCTGAAAGTTTTTCCTTGACATTGTCTGATAATTGTGTTAATTTAGAGTGTTGTTCTTGGAGGTCTTCTATACCTTTCAAACTATTATCGACTGGTTTTAGTCTCTTAGTTTGTTTATGTATAGTACTTTGTACATCCTTGATTTGTTGTTTCAATCCATCTTCATCACTTTTGAAATCTTTTTCTTTACCCTCAAGTAAAATCAGGTCATCAGTTATACTTGCTAATTGTTTATCATAATCAGCTTTTTTGAAATCATTCAATAGTGTATTTACTTCTCTGATATCATCTGATGCTTGTTGGTATAATGTATCAAATACTTTCAATCCCATAAACTGAGATAATAACTCTTTTCGTTCTTTCTGTGTTTTATCAATAAAGACTGTATTATTGTTTTGTGAACTCATACTTGTTAAAACAAAATCATCAAAGTTACCAATAACCTTTTTGATATTATTTTGTGTAGTTCTTCTCTGGTCTCCATTTAAACTAACTTTATCACCTGTATCATCAATACACCAAAAATCAATATCTACTTTTACATGTCCACTACGAAGATTCTTTTTACCTTTCTTCTCAATGAAATAATCTACTCCATCTATTTCAAAGTTTACTTTACAATGTAGATTTGTTTTGGCCTTGTTGATAATGTTATCTGCACGATATGTACGAGAACTCACATCAAATAAATTAAAACATAAAGCATCTAATAAAGCAGATTTACCACTTGCATTAGGAGCAAACAATCCAATCATACCATTTAATCTTGTAAAATCTACTACATTGTCTTCACCATAACTAAATAGATTACTGAACTCAAATCGTTTTAACTTCCAATGTACATTTCTTTGGATATCAGCTTCTGGTATAACATTATTTAAATCTTTTAGGATATCTTTAATTTTAATCATGGTTTCTTCTTGAACAACATAATTATCATTTAAATAATTTGATACTAAATTGTATTGATAATCAACATTATATACATCACCAATGTTTATCTTATTATCACGAATTTTATCTGTACTTAATCCATCTACTTTTGTAATAACACTTTCTTGAATCTTTGCTTTCTTCTGTAATTCTGCCATCAACTTTTTCAATTGTGATGGTTTTGTATTACTTACTCGTACACGAACTCTTGGTTTTGCTGGGAAATCTGGTAGTTCAGGTAACTTACCATTATCAATGTTAATTGTATAATAACCATATTCATTTGGAATCTCAATGTACTCTGATTTAAGAGTTTCCATATCCCATAACAAATAACCTTTACCAATATCTTCACCATGATTCTGTTGAACTAATGAACCACAATATGCAATCTTCTCATCTTTATCAAGGAATTGTCTTTTATGGATATCACCAAGTAATCCTAAATCATACCCATCAAACATACTCATCTTCACTTTAGATGGTAACTTGAATCCTAAATCAGTTTCACTTCTATCGACTGTTCCATGAAACAATACAATTTTCTTTCTATCACCCTCGATATCTTTTGCTTTAATATAATCTTCTTCTTCATCCCAAACATCCCACACTACTAAATCAGTATCACCACAAGTGTATACACCTGTTCTCTTTAGGTAATGTAAGTTTGGATGATTTAGGTTTTCTACGATTGGTGTTAAACAATCCATTCTATTTAGATTATTTAAATTACAATCATGATTACCTGCGATAATAACTAATGGACAAATGTCTGCTAAGTTTTTAAATAAACGAGATAACTGGTCGATAAGTTCTGGTGACATTTCTGTTTTAGAATGTGCAATATCACCACCGATATACGATATGGCATTCTTAGGATTCTTCTTTACTTCTTTGTAAAGTCCCTCGAATACTTGTTCGTATTCTCTGTGTCGTTTAAGGTTTCGGATTTGAATATCACTAATGTGATGGATGTGTTTTAGTTTCCTGAATGGAACCTTAATTTTGTCTTGAATCAAGTAAACTCCTTGAGTATTTTTTTCACTTTTGCTAATTGTTTTTTATTCACAATAATATCCCATGCAAATGTTTCGCCGTCTCTATAATAATAAGTATCATTTTTTAAACTCAAAAAAGACTTTATTTTTGTGTAGACTTCTTCATTACGAATATGCACCTTATGATATCCCTCTCCAATTTCCCATATATCAAATGTTACCATAGATTTTCATCCTCATTAATTCCTTAAAATCAACATTAACTGATGTTGACAATTGATTCACCATGTTGTGATAACCAAGTTCACTTGGGTCGGAACCTTTGAGTTTTACGAAACTAACTTTAATTCCGTTTCTCAAAAACTCTCCTATCATTTTCACCGATGAAGCAAATGCATCATCATCTAATGAAATAATTATATGAGAGACTTGCTTTTCGACTATTTTACGAGCTAAGTTAGGTAATATAGTTTTACCGAACAAAGGTATACTATTGTTTTTTATGGCCATAGCATCGAACACCCCCTCACAAAGAATTATCGGTTCATCCCAATTTACATATAGGTCAAATCCGATGATATCTTTTTGAACGGGTGGATTCTTATACTTCATGCCACCTTTATAAAAATCTCTACCTACAAAGTAATTCAACTTACCATCTGAATCATAACTTGGTATAATGATTCTATTCTGATATTGTCCATTCAAACAATAGTGTAGATTATATCTGATGATATCACTCATCTCTAATCCTCTTTCCATGACGAACTTTAGAGCGTGTAACTTCTGAAGTGAATCACCACCATTCCATAATGGTTTAGCTTCCTTTGGAAGATTTAGTATGACAGGTTTATCATCTTTTTTATTTGATGAGTAGTAAGTAGTACCAACTGCATCACTCATCTCTTTAAAGAGTTCTCGTGGTGCACCAACTTGTTTTAGTAATTGGAAGTGATTATGTCCACCTTGATTACTTACCCAACAATGCCATTTACCTGTTTGAATGTTTACTTGTAGTTTAGGTTTGTGATGTGATACAAAAGGACTCCAATACATATACTCATTGGTTTTCTTAAGAGATTGTCCTTTTGATTTTAATGCTTTATCTAATATGTTTATAACTAATTGATTCATTTTGCATAATCCTCATTATTATAATTCTTGTGTTGATTTTCTCTACACCACTTCTTTCGTAACCTTTTTAATTTTTTCATTCCATACTCGGTCATTTCGTGGTTCTCATCAAATGCTTTATCATCACCTATCAAACCTTTCAATATCATAATGCTATCAATACTTGTTAGATATGTATCATCTATTTCTGTACCATCTTCTAATTTGGTTATTACACTCATTTAATAAGTTCTACAAATTCCTTAAATTCTATTACTGCGTAGGTCTTCGACCTGTTTCTTTTAAACACCACAACGGGTGTTCCTTTATGTGAGTATTCCTCTGCTTGTTCTAAGGCACTCCATATGTTTAGTTTTTCGTGGTTCTTACATTCGAATGAATATGGTATAAGTTTACGGGCTGCAGGTGATAACTGAATATCCTCTCCACTCTCTCCCATAGTAGTGGATTTAATATCATCTGGTTCTAATTGTTCTGTGAATGTTTCGAGAAGAATATCTCTTACTGAATTCTGTAATCTCTTTCCTTTGTTCTTTGCTGAACGAGTTTTCATATTGAAACCTAAATTAAGTTAGTTAAAGCTTTATTATTATTAAGTTATTAATTATTATTATTAAGCTTTTAGTTATTAATAAATATATTATAAATCCCTCAGAATGTAATTTTTAATTTTTAATTGGCAGTCTTTTCTCAGAGAAAAATAAGGTTGGATTTTTCTTTGAAACCTTTAATAATGAATTCATAACTATAGTTAATAATATATATGGCACTCGGCTGCTAAAATTAGAATTTATTTTTCCATTTTTTAGAATATTCTTGTTTTGCCCAATTCTCAGCTTTTCTTTCCCATTTATTTGCCCAATATCTATCTTTTCCATCTAAATCAGCTATGTTAGAAGCCTGTGAATATTTTTTCATAAACTTTCTTCTACCCATTTTGTATATTTGTTTAGCATGATGAATCTCATGTAAGATAGTAATGATAAATTCAGAAACCTTTGGATAGTATTTGTTTAGATAGATGGTATCAGTATCCCAATTATAACCACCCTCATCTTTACCATAAGTACCAAACTTTACTTTAGATTTTAAATTATAGTATTTAACTAACTCAGAAGCTACAAATAGTAAATCAGTTCTTTCTTGTAATAGATAAATTTCTTTCAGAGTTGTCATTTCTTCATACTCTGAGCAAGGAACTTAGCAACTTTCTTTCCATATACTTTATCAGATGGATAGTGTGCCTTTGCAACAATTCTACTATGTGCAATATCTTCCCCCAATTGTTTATACTCATCTCCATGTGTTGGGTCTATACTAGCTAAGTACTCACCAATCAAATATCCTTGTATTGCATGTCCACTTGGATAACTTGGTGTTTTCATACTATCTAATTCAGTACCATTTAAATCAATGTTATAAAACTCTGCAACTTGAAACGGTCTTGGACGATTATAATGATATTTCAACGCCATAATAAACTTACCACTTTCTTTTATAATTCTTCCGAGTATTTCGTTTGATACACTAAGTTCGTGTTTCTCAATTAATGGTATAAATACTTCTTTAACATCATCACCAAATTTAACAAACTCCTCATTAGGTTTTATTTTTGCTAATTGTTTAATCTCTTTTAATGTAAGGTTAGAATCATTCTCAGGTGGTAACTTTTTTGGTACTACCAAGTTTTCATCAAAGAGAGAAGTTCTCATTTCCATTCTCTTCTTATGTTTCGGTTTAACTTCTTCATCGGTCTTGTAATATCCCATTGTACGAAGTTCTAATAGTTCTTTTAATTTAATCATTATCTGTTTCTCTTATTTTGTAGTTCTTTTTTGTAGTTCCATCAGTATGTTTAAAATTTTTATAACTGATAACTTCTACTTTAGAATGTTTTATACATTTCTTAGAGATTTCCCTTTTTTCTTTTAAAAAGAAAATTTCCTTATAATCCTCATCACTATAATGGTGTAGTTTTAATTTACCATCTATTACATGCCCACCAGTAATAATAAGTGCTATACTGAATAATAATTCTAATATCATTTATCTACCCCAACGATTTTGTTGTTGTGAATCAGGATTTTTTGCTTTCCACTTCTTATGTTGGTTAGCAGTACGACCTTCTTTTTTCCACTTTTCGTTTAGTTTTTGTTTTTTTTGTTTTCTTATTTTTGCTGCACTATTTGGCATCTTATCTCCAATCCCATATTTTTAACATATTATACGATACACCAAATCCAATTACTGGTTCTGTTAATCCTGTCTTAGAATCATATATTATCCCAGCAAAAGGACCAACACTTATCTGATTTCTCGGTGGTTTTAATTTTAGGGGACTTCCTTGTCTACCACTAATTCTCACACCATTAAATAAAGTGTCTGGTACAACTGCATAATATTCACCTTTTATTTCACCTTGCTCTATGTAAGGTAAACCCATTTGTAAACTTCCATCTAATCCGAGTTCAGTTTCACTATCGGTCAATATTCCATCCTTTATTAAATATCCAGTCCTACCGAAAATTCTTAAATAATTTCCTTGTACACCGAACTCTTTTTCGAATGGTATTACCCCACTGGCATCACCTACTTTAACCTCTTGGGTCTGTGTAGGTAACTCATTAATAAGTATCTTGATACTATCAATTTCCGTTTCTAATATCTCTAACTTCTTCTTTAACGAATAGTTCTCAATACCACGAGTTTTATCATGTGTATGTAAATCAAGTAATAAATTTTCATTCTGTTTTGTTAATGTATTGACTGTATCATTTAACTCAACAATTAACTTATCCTGTCTAGCAGAATCTTCTCTCAAGAAATCCATTTCTTCTTGAGCGTAATAATAACGAATACCCACAATACATAGAATGAAGAGAATGTTTAGGAATCCACCTAATACCCACTCTCTTCTTTTTTGTGGCCAATCTTTTAATAGCATATTAACTCCTATTCAACACTATTTACAGCATCATTGATGGCTTTTCTAATTGCACCACCCAACTCAGTATTTCCAAAGTCTGCTTCTTCCTCGATTTGTAATCCAGTAGCAGTTACATTAGTTTCTATCTCACCAGTCCCACGAAATATTTTTTGTGTTCCCTCAAGATTATTGACTAAATTAACATGAAGATTAACTTGTGTTTTTTGATTTCTTCTGTTAAATAATCCAATAATACTAAATGCTTCATTTGGTTTACCAATATAAAGTACTTCTACATTAGCAGTAAAATCTGCATTATCATCTTCAACTAAACGATACCTTGTATTTTGAAATGATTCCTCAACTAATTGTTTAATACCCATAGTAACTCTACTATCAGCAACACCAATTGATTCATCGGTTTTTACGAATTGTGATACTTTCAATGTAGGCCAATCGAGGTCTTCACCAACAACAACTGGCTTTGGTAAATCTTGTGAAAAACCAAATCCCATCATTAACAATATCATAATCAGTTTTTTCATTTTCTTCTCCTTAAAAGTAAGTCCCAAATAGTATACTGAAAGATTTTCCTCTTTCACCATAGTCATTCACGACCGTGTTAAATCCAAAACTCACACCTACATTAAAGGTGAATGCCTGTCCTAATTTCCAGTCTGCGGAAATAGTTGGAAAGAACATAATTGGACTTCTCAGTAATAAATATTGAGAATCTCGATTTAATCCACCATAATATCTAAGTAATGTGTAAGATGTATAGTTTGCAAATGTAAACTTAATCATCTTTAAATCAATTGGAATCACCATACCATGTAATACTGAAAGGTTTCCAAATGTATTATCACTTACACTTCCAAAACTTGTGGTTAGTACAATAACTTCTGATTGTGGTTTAATCAGAGATTTTGCATAAGAGGTAGATACTAACCAATCCCACCCCTCAAATGTTTCAAATGCTACACCCGTACCACTTATCACTTGATTCTGCTTCTTCGAAATAAAGTTAATACCTTGTCCGTAAGTACCACTAAATCGTGTGAAGTCATCGGTGAATGAGAAATTACCATCGTACCTACTCTTACCATCAAATGATGTTCTTGTGTACACACTATTAAATGTGGTAACCCAACTACTATCCACACTTGGTGAACTTTTTATAGCATAATTTACTTGTGATGGTTGGTTACTTATATCACCTTTACTAAATTGTTCTGTAGCATTTTGTGCAAGTGCACTCGCCAAAATCTCTTCAGCAACTCTTACTGCACAAGGAAATAAATCTTCGAAATCATTGTATACATTCTCTGCCCATAATTCAAGTTCTCCTGCAAGAACTTCTTCTAATGTAAAAAATCTTGATTTATTATAGTAGGAAACATAGAATCCATTTCCATCTTGTTGTACCCTATAGTTATTTCTTACAATCGTCTGATTACAAGGGTCAACATAATTATAAAAAAAACCTTGTGCAGAGAGTAAACTACAGAATAATCCTATAACTATTAATACTCTCTGCCACATTCATTCTACCAACCTCTACGGTCTATTGCTTTAATTACATTTACAACCGCAGTTTCCATTGCCTTATTTGAGGCGGAACTTAAAGAACTCTGATTCCATTCCATATTTGGATTTTTTAGGAATCCTTGACCTATTGTGGAAGCTCTTCCTTGACCACTACCAACCACATACTGAGTATTTTCATTATTGATTACTTTAACTTGAATACCAACAATAGTTTCGTTTATTGTTTGAACTTTCCCACTCTTGATATCTTCTTGTAAGTTAACAGCAAAATCATAAATAGTTACATACGCAGTGTACTTGGTTTTCTCTATTTTTGCTTCGTTGGCTTTTAAATCGTTGATGATAGATAATTGTACATCTCTATCTCCCTCAACAAGATTAAATCTTCCAATGTAAGAAATAACATTTGCAAGTTCTTGGTTTAACCCAAATGCAACTCGTTTATTTCCAAGTTCTGGATATTGTTCTTCAAGTTCTTTATTAAATTTAACATCCAAAATCTTTAGATTATCAACTTTAGTTATTTCAATTTCATCTAATGATTTCTGTTTCTCATACTCACCAACATATTGTTCCGTTGATACTGATGCTGCACATCCGTATAAACCTATTAAAAACAATATTGAGAATATCTTATTCATTTTTATCTCCTATTTATCTGAAATCCGATAACGGGTCTTTCAGTAGTTTTTCCAATCGTTCAATCTCACCATTTAATTTATCAATCTCATTCTGTAGTTTAATTATATCTCCATCATATGATTTTACTTTTGGCGTTTTTAATCCATCTACTTTTTCTCGTAGATATTTTAATTCTTCATCAATATTTTCAAAGTTATTGGTTACAATTTCTATATCACTTGCTTCTGCAAATCCTTGTACTACTTCTTCCAATGAATCAATGCGGCCAGTAAAACTATACCACCCAGCAATTGCGGTAGAAAGAAAAGTAACAATAGCAATAATATTGTTAATTGATACTCCGAACTTTTTTCCTTTGACTTCTTCAATAGCTTGTTCTATATCCTTTGCCATTTTATTTCTCCTTAATTAACATTCACAGCAAGAGCAATTACAACTCTCACATTTACATTCTTTACAATCACACATACTATATCTCCACATTAATAGTTAGTAACATTGAATCTTTCAATGGATGTGTATCATCACCTGATATAAATCCTAATCCAACATTGTATTTATCATACTCGAATCCCATACCTATTGATGGATAATTCAACTGATGGTCTACATCACTATAATATCCTGCTCTGAACCAAAACATATCTTTTAAGTTATATGATAAACCTTGTCCCATAGTATAGTATCCACTATAAATATTCCATTGATTATAAATATCCCAATTATTAATAGGTATTTTTACACCTACATTCAAACTTGTTGGAATCTCAATTTCATATCCATTCATCTTAGTCATTATACCGACATTAGCAATCATAATATCCATATCTAATTTTTTCCAAAAATCATCCATGTGAATACCAACATCGAATAACATACCATCAGTTTTTTCTGTATATAAATCGTGAAAGACTACTTTACCCTCTACACCTATTGATACACTATCCAACTTATTACCCTTATAATATAAAGGTGTACCCCAACTCACTCCGAGTTTGGTGGTTGTTGGTGCAAACGAACCATTGACTGTTCCATATAAATCAGTCGATTTCTGTTCTCCGTAATCAAAGTGTAAAAGGTTAAAGCCAAAACTCTTCCATCTTACATCAATATAGTTATATCCCATATCATCTACGATATTCTTTAACCATTGTACATTTGTAAAACTTACATTGGTTGTAGTATCAAGATTGAAATGGTTTTTTGCGGGATTTCTAAATGCAAGTGATTGGTTCCCCAATGTTGTTTCTTCTGCAGATGGTGATATCGTTAATACACGATTAACCTGTCCAAATAGAGAAGTTACAAACAACAAACCTAATATTACTTTTTTCATTATCTATCCTCTTATTTAACGACCGTAAATTTATTGGCCTTAATTTTATTTCCACTCTGTAAAACAAATATATAAACACCTGGTTCTAAAGTTTGGTGTTCTTGATAAACACTAACTTCAGGTAACCAAACACTTGGTTCATTTGAAAAATCAAATGTGTGTATACCTGGTTCTACACTCTCATCTAACAATGTTCCAACATATTGTCCATTAGAGTTTAGTATGTAAAGTTTTACATCTGACAACTCTTCAACATAAAATTGGAATCTTGTATTTTCTCTAAATGGATTTGGATAGTTATAAGTTAGCTCATTCTCTTCTGGTTCTCCACCACCGAATGCCCAATATTTATTCCATACCATCACTTTACCACTCTGTCTACTCACTAATAAATCTTGACCACTTGGATTACCAGCAGCATATTTATCAACGAAGTTTACAGGTGCTTCTGTCCACTCTGCATCAGGAAAATCTGCTCTGAATAATAATGTTAGAGCATTTATCTGACTATCTATCCAATAAGTTTGTGGTGCGTTACCTGGTGAATAATCCATACCACCAAATGATACTTTCTGTTTACCTTGTATTGGTTCGTGTACATTCACATAAGTGAACCACGGCCCTGGTAAGTTTCCAGTCTTCATATCAACAAACTCTAATTCATTAGAATTAAATTCTACTTCAAACTCAAATCCAGCAACATTTACTTGTTCTGGTGTTAGAGTGAATGGTACTTCAATAATATCACCACTACGAACTCTGACTGTGGAATCTGCAGGTAATGTCATAAACACATCAGGTGTATTAAATGCAATTTTGTTTGCCCAAGTACTTGGTGGGTTACCATTACCCCAACGATAATATGTATCGCCATTTATATCAATGTATCCATCAGTACTTCCTACATCTTCAATATCGAAATCATCACCATCTGATGTTGAACCTGCTTCTTTTACTTTAGTACCACTTGCGTTTACATCTCCTGTAAAGAAGTATGCTAAACTATCAATTGTGTAATCTGGATTAACATCATTTCCATATGTAGATGAACCACCAGCAAAACCAATATCTAAGGTATCTAAACCAGTCTGAATATCATCCATCAATGGATTGATAACTTCAATCTGTCCAAATTGTAATGTAGTATCTTGGTCAAAATCATCATCTTTGAATATAGTAAACTCATATCTTTGATTACCCCAATCTTCATAGTATCCATAAGGAAATGGTTCACCACCCTCTTTTAGTGTATCGATAGTTGCCCAACTCTGTAGTGTATCACCATTTAAGTGAACATATGTATCAATGATACCACTTGTGTATGCCCATAAGAAATATGCATCATTTAATTGGAATACATCATCTCCATCCACATCACCAATAAAGTATTCAACTGCGTTTAGTGTATCTACACCTGTAACAGATTTAAACTTATTACTTTGGAAATTAAATGCTGCAATAGCATCGTTGATGTTTGTAATTCCATATCTATCCAATGTTAATGGTGTATGTGATTCAATATCATCACTAGCATCTGGTGGATAAAATGACATACGATATTTTTGGTTTCGTGGTAACTGAATATTATAATATCCTCTATCATCTGTGTATGTAGAATCAAAATAACTTACTCCTAAGAAACCCTCACCTGGTAGCGTTTGTGCTGCAGTAGTTCCTTTATCATCAAACCAAAATGTAGATGTATCATCACCAATGACATCATCGGTTGTTGTTTCATCAGTTAAGTTTGCTTCATTATCAATATCTTCAATGTTGTACCAACTATTGTATTCATCTGGATTACTTTGGTCTAATTCAAATCTAATCTTCCAATAAGGATAAGTGTTATCATTAGTTATTGCATTATCTTGTGCATACCTAAAGTATCCCTCAACATCAACAAGTTTTGGATGTAGAGAAATATCTCCTCTTGCACCACCTTGGTCTGTTTCTTCCGTACCATAATTACCATCAATGTAAACATCGTAATCTAATAAGTAATCATCACTTATATAAGTGTAGTATCCCTCACCACCCTCATATAATGTTGGTACTCTAAAAGAACGCGGACTGAAATCATCCACAACATCTTCTATTTTAAAATTTAATTTTACTAATTGTTTTTGAACACCCTCTCCACCACCAAAAGTAAATTCATCACCATTGTGTGATACCATTGTAATTCTTAACCAATCGTATCTTGCATTAGCTTCTGATTTTTCACTATCAGCAGTTTGTAAAGAATCGATATATCCAACATCGGAATAGTGAACAACTTCATATGAATAATCAGCTCCTGCGGTAGAATCACCCTCAGTTGCTTGAGTTAACCATGAACCTTTTAATACTTCAGTATCTTCATCATCCCAATCAATTATATCGTTATCAAAAATAATATCTAATCTTAGTGCAGTAACATCAGCACCATCATCATCAAGTGTAACTTCCATAGTCATTACACTATCTCTCCAAGCATCAAAATTATTATTATACAAAGCAGGATTATCTTTATCATCTGCTAAGTAAGTTTGTAATTGATGCGTAACACTTTCTCTCCACCAATACTCTGGTGTATCATAAGTGCCAGTTTGCATAATCCTAATGACGGGTTCTTGTGGGAAGACAAAACCCAACCACATTAGGCCTATTATCAACCATCTCATCGTAGTTCCTTTTCAGTTATTTTAATCTATGTCAACTCCCACTCGATTGGTGGGTTTGGTGTAGCCTTAATTCACAATAATAAATATAATATATAAAAAAATAATGATGTGTTATACATCAAATCTTACAACAATCGAAGTATTGATATCGTTACCTAATTTGATAGGTTTTGCCAATTTACCAATAACTAATAATTCATTGTTATCATTGTATAAACCGACTGTCGTTACATATGGTTTGAAATCTGAATGTGATACAAACCCTTGATATCCACTTGCTTGTGTGTAAGATGTTTTGTAGCTTCCTGTCCCTGCACCTGTTGGTTGGTCTGAAGGTGCGAAGAACTTGTGTATGTCCGTTGAACCCTCTGCTACATTTATACTGCCACTTAAATTTTCAGTTGCAGATTTATTTGTGATTAAGTTAAATTCACCTGGTTCGATTGTAACCAAGTATTCGTATTCGTAAATTGTTTGTGTTGCTTGAAAGTTCAAATCAAATGTAGTATCACCTGCATTTAGTAATGAACCTGTATCTGTAAGTACAACTAATCCATGTGAGTAAAAAGCATTACCCACTTGTGAACCACTTCCGTTTGCTATGATTCCTTGTGTTCTATCAAATGAACTTGATTTATAAGCTGCGTAACTTGCTGAATGAGCAAAATCATAAATGTTACCATCACCATCATCTCTTAATTGATAAGTCTTTCCACCATTCGTTACATCTAAATTAATACTACCTGGTTTTAATTCTTCACCAAATAGTTCTTGTGGTATAGTAAATATTTTTGCATTACCATGTAGTTCTCTTTTTTCTACTTGGTAATTATTTCCACCGAATGTTCTGTATGGTTCAAGATTTTCATAGTACAAATGTTTTATACTAAACCAATTTGGTCTATCATAATATGTACCATATTCAAACTTGGAAGAACTACCATGAAACCGACCGAATGATTGTGAGGCAGCACTTCCAGTATTGAAATTAAATAGTGAACCACTCTCAGCGTTTAGGCGTAAGAATCCACTTCCACTATCGTTTTGATTTAAGAACCATTTCTTATGAACTTTGAATGGTCTTATTGACTTATCTGATGGGTCAATGTTTTTTAACATTTATAAATTCCCTTAGAAGTCAAGTTTAACTTTTATTATAGCTTCCCTTGAATATGATTTCAAAATAGGTTTACTTAACTTAGCAACTGCTAACAACTCATTCTCATCATTGTATAAACCTACTTGTGTAATAAACACTTTAGGGTCTTTGAAGAATGTTGAGTTTGTTAGAGCACCATCTGAGCCTGTAAAGAATGTTGGGTTTGCACTAAAGTTATAATCTTTGTTTAGTACCCTACAGAAGAAGTTAGTAGAACTAATCTCCTCTTCTCTACGAACTTGGAAATAGTTAGCTGCTACAATTTTGTTATAAAACTTTCTTGGATTGTTAGCAAACGCATCGGCATTTCTACCAGTACCAAATGCTACAGTCTCATCTAAGTAGGTTGGATTAAATAATAAGATTCCTAAATCAGGATAAAAGGAACCAATCGCACCACCTGCTTGACTTGCTGCTGCTGTGTTAACAACTCCAACACCAGTTTCTAATGAACCACTAACAATGTTAAATACTCTACCACCCTCATTGACTGTTGGATTATTTGTTGCTCCACTATCATCAATGAATTTATGGCTACCTAATCTGAGTTCCCAATTACCTGGGTCAATCTTTTCTCTCATTCTTGCTCTGTTAAATGCTACGAAGTAAAATTCTTCTGATGCACTTGGAGCACTTGTGAAAGTAAATTTCTCAGTAGATGGTGGAAGTAATACATTTGCAAATTGTCTATAATTTGCTGCACTTTCTCTACCACCCGTTGTTAACTTTGTTGTGTTTCCTGCCGAACCACTTCCACCAAAATGAGCATATCCAATATCAAATTGTATTTCTGCTGTTGATGGACTTGATGCAGGGTCTTGATGAAAGATATCCAAATAAGAACCTGTTGCGGTTTGTGTAGAACTTGTAAAGAACGAAGTTAATGTTCCTGTCCCACCACTAAAAATACCACTTGATACTTTTACCTTTTGGTTTTCAACTACATCGTTTTGTCTATCGAATCTTGTAAATACTGACATCTCTCACTCCTTATAATGTACTTGGGTCTGCTTTGATTGTTACCGCGATGTTAAATGTAGCACCTGTGGATAAACCAGTGACCGTTAAGTTGGTTGAAATATCTGATGTTACAGAACGAGAAACAAGGTTAACTGATTTACCTTGTAAGGTAATAGAACGCTTTCTTTCCTCTTCATCCAAGAATACTGGAGTAGTTGCTCCAACATTTGTTTGTAAGTCTGCAATTTCTTCTTTTTGTATAAATTCTAACTCATCTAAGATTTTAGCAGCTGCAAATCCTTGTCCACCTTTTAAGAAAGGAAGTTGTCTGAATCTCTTCTTCTTCTTTTTCTTCTGTACTATGACTGGTGTTAAGTTTGCAATTGTTGCATCATGTAATGTGAAAGAATATCCTGCTTCACTATCACTTCCATTTCGTGTGTTAGGTGTAATTGTTTGTTGTACACCTGGTCCGTTGAATTGTAAGTTTGGTGATGGAACTTCCAAGATTGGAAGTTTCGCAGTGTTCTTTGGTAATGATACCAATTTGAATCTCATTATTTGATTCTCGTCTACAAAACTCTCTAACAATGGCATGTTCTCGATTACAGCTCCATAATAGTTCGAACCATTAGGGTGGGATGTATCCCATAATCTGTAATCTACTTCATCATCTGCCAATGCGAATTTTGTAATTTTAAACTCGTCTTGCCCTCTTGCCAGTAATTCTCGACCTTTCTTGGTAAGAACAGCATCGACGGTTATGCTTGTGTTATTTAAAAATCCCATTATTTTTACTCCTGATTGTATTTTGAACTGAGATGGATAGTGTTCCTATATAAATATAACATCACTTACTTTTTAATCAACTTTTAACTTGGAATCGCCTGGTTCTTGAGTTACAAGTTTTGTAGGTGAAGTTATTGTTATTTCAACAGGTTCCTTACCATCAATAGTATTATTTTTCGTTAATAATTCTTGTTTGTAAAATAATCTAAATAGTTTAGATTCATATGCTACACTTTGAAATTCTGCTGGTGCAAATGATGAACTATATGATTCACCTCTTGATGCACTTGCCTCACTTGAATAAAAGAATTCTTTTATTTCATTGTGTTCTGATATTCGTGATGCACTAACAAAAGGATTGAACGCCTCTTCAAATGTAGGTTCTATATCTCCCTCTGTTATACTTGCCGTTGCATATAAATTCCCATAATCACTTCTTGGGTCTATTTGATTAATTTTATTTAATGTAGGTATTCCTAATGTTCCAAGTGAACCACTTTCGAGATTGTGTAAATTTACATCTCCATTATATGTTGTGTACTCACCATGAAAACGATATGGTATAGGTTCTGCGGAACTACTTAATCTACTTGTTAATTGTATACCATTATCAAAATGTCCTGCGTTCTCATAATATACATTATCAAACTCAGGTATCTTACCTACTACTTCTTTACTTCTTTCTAAAAGATTAGGTTCTATTAATAAACCTAATGTTGTATTTGCTCTTGCTGGAGCTAATTTTAATAATTGGTCAAATATACTTCTATCAAAGAAGTTTATAATTCTCATGTAATCCCAAAAGTTATTACTACGAGAATACTTTTTCCAATAATCTCTTTGTACTTTATCTAACCCACGATATCCTATTCTGTATTGGTCTCTTGGGTCTCCGATTTCATTATCAAGATTTATATCTGCTAATGAATACATAATATCTTCGTTCACCACATCAACTGGTGAAAAGAACACACCAAGTTTATTACTATCTATTGGTGCAAAACTTTGTGCAGAAACTTCTTGTCTAATATTAGAAGAAAGATTACCAAGTAGTTTCGTGTTCTCTGTTCTAATCTTTGTTGCGTTTCTTCTTGCTGGTCCAATATTTGGAACTTTCATTTGTTCTTTATCGGATATACTTCTAAATAAATTCTCACTATATCCAACCGCACTCGCACTTGCAAAGTAATTAGTTTGATATGATTTATCATCTAACTGATAGTTTGTTCCACTACCTAAATTACTATTCTCACCCAATGGTAATCTGAATATTAAGTTATCATACATGGAAGATGTTGTGTTACCATTGTATGCTTTTGGTGCCATTACATGATTCTCAAATACACTTTGTGATAAAGGTTCACTCCATAATCTGAACTCCATCAAAGAACCACTAAGTCTTGTCTTGTGGAATTTATCATTATGTCCACCAACCCACAAGTTAGCACTTTGAGTAAATGCACCATTAATATCATTTGATGTTGTAGATAAACTTGATGAGTTAGAGTATACAATTACTTCTCTTGATGCATCATATTGTCTTGCAGTTAACTCATATGTTACTTCTTGTGAAACATCATCCGATGTTAAATCTGCACCACTTGATGATTTTCTTGTTAACATCACACTAAACATATCATCATTGTATACAGGTAGTAAAGAAGAAGTTACAAATGTATTTCCACTACTTCCACTAATACTAAACTGAACTCTACCAAGATTATCAGTTGCTCCGTTATCAAGTAATTCTATTGCCCAATTATTTTCTGATTCAACAATAACTTGATTTTGTGATTTAGGACTTCTAAATCTAAATTCAATTGTTTGTGGTTTTATATTACTAACACTATCGTTTGTCCATGGCGTTAGTAAATACTGACTTGACCTAAAATCTAATGCGTATGTAAACTTCCTTTTTATTTCATAACTTACTCTATCATTTAAATCTGGTCCACCATATTCTCTAACTCTTAGTAATGAACTTGGTATACCATAACAATTCATCAATCCTTTCATAGCACGGACAGTACCTTTGTTCTTCATAAAGAAAGGTAAGTTAGATAAAATTCTTTTCCATATTTCTTCTGTTAATGCTTCACTTGGTGTTTCATTTAATGCTGCACCACTTGAATCTTTTCCTAACAAGTATGTTGGTAGAATAACTAAATCATTTCCACTATTAACTTCAAAACCCATATTCTTTGCAATTTCTTTTACAATATCCTTTGAGATACCCTCTGATACTTTAGGTACTCTTTCATTTACATCTGTGAAGTGTCTTAAGTAACTCCATATCTCATCAAATTGTTCACCCACCATATCCATAAAATCTAAGAACACTTCGTTTTGTGTATCTTGATTTACATGAGCAGGTAATTGATTTGTTAACCTATCCATGTTTGCTCTATCATATTCTCTTGAGTAACCAATCCAAGTATTCCACCATGCGGTAACTTGAGAACTTGATGTATGATAAAGTGTGTGTGGTTCAGTAGAACTTTCTTTTGGCCAACTAGCATCATAGAACTCACCAAGTGAACTTGATGCATAACTTGATGAGACTGTATATAAAAAGTTTTCATATGGACCAAATGAGTTTATCACTTGTCTTTTCTTCAAATCAAAATCTGCTTGTGTTTCACCAGAACCTGTAACATTTGATATTGATAATGAAGATGAAGTATACTTCTCTACTAATTCTACTTTCTTTCTAAAATTTCTTAATCTTGTTTCTGCCGAACTAAAGTTAACAAAGTTACCAAATCCATAATCGGTTGTTTCACCATCTGCAGATAATTTTTCAGTTCGTTTTTGGTAATCAATATTTAATTGTACATCAAGTAAACTACTTGAGTGAACTGAGTTTATAATCTCTTCATTGGTTGAACTATCACTACTTAATAGGTCATCATATTTTTTATAATTTGTACCTCTAAAGTTTATTGGATTTGAAGTAGAGTTTAAGTTAGGAACTCTAAGAAATAAATACTCATCATCTTCTTCAACAAATGGTATTAGTTTTATTTTATCTTCATATGGTTCCATTTTCTCTTCAACAAAATAAGCCAAATCACCCACTTCTAATTCTTCAGGTAATGGTTTATAAAATTTAAAGTAACGAGCAGTTTTATCAGAAAACGCATCCAATGGTACAACACCTGGGTCTGTTTGTAATACATCTTTTGGACTATCTAAAACACTAATTGCTAAGTGATATCCATGTTCAGTAACCATGTAGTTATTTAATCTTGAAACTTTGTTCTTTCTGTAGTTAACATAAAATTCATCAAAGAAGTTACCACTTACATCATCACCACTATGTTCTGATTCTGTAGCACCCATTTCATATGATTTATCTACACGAACTCTATTGTTATCAAGTATCTCTACAATAGTAGCAACAAAATCAATTGGTGTATTTTCAAAAATTACTTCTGGTTCTTGTGCAGTATCTTCTTCATCTAATTCAGGTACAATATCTGTGATACCATCTTGTATTTGAACCCTTACTATCTCATCAACTATTTCTCTTGTTACAGCTGGAACTTGTTCATTTATTACCCATTCATTTGTTGGTGCGATTGTACTTGGTGTTGAAGTTGCTGCTCCACCACCAGTTCCACTATCACCACCACCACCTTGTCCATCTTCAAAATCTTCTGCTAATCTTAACATATTGATACGATGGTTTCTCTGATGTAAGAAGTGTTCCATACTTCTCCATTTACCAAGTGTAGCACTAACTACATTATCAGCATATATAGTGTGGTGTTTATCTAATATTAAATTCCAAACATCTAATGGTGATGATTTAAATTCTGTACCAACTTCATTTGCCATATACCACTTACCACGATGTTTAATCGGGTGATGGTCTGTTGTGATTAGTTTACCAATCCTAACTAACTTATCACCATAAGGTCTGTTATCTTTTACTACCTTTAATACTTTTGCAAAACCTTGTTCAGTTTTCACTTTCATACCAGGTCTCATCATCTTGATTGGTAAGGTACGATTGTTACTTAATTTTATTTGTGTATCACCTACAAAACAAACACTACCATAATCATCAAACCTATCTAAATCTTGATAACTATCATCTGGTGCAGGTACTTCTGCTATCTGTTCTATGACTGGTGTAGGTTTACCTTGTGTTGCACCTTTGATTGCTTTTCGTGCAACCTTTCTAACTATTTCTGAATCTAATCTTCTCTTAGGGCCTACATCATCCTCAACTATTTTTTCTACAATTTTTTCTCTTGTGATTGTGTAAGTGTACATACCAGGTATAACAATTTCTCCACCAACCATGTTATCAGTAAATCCTCTTTCGTTTCTACCTGTAACGAATTGTAATACATATGGGTCTGTTTTATCAAACTTTATTTTACCAGCATTTGCTCTATTCTTTTTTGGTGTGTACACCATATCTTTGTTGATAGATGTAAAATCTTTTTGGTAAGGAACATTATTTATATTTTGTAAATCAACTTTTATCTCTCTTTTATTAGGTGAGATTTGTTTGATTCTGTATTGTAATTTTTTAGGTAATAACTCTGTAGATTTACCCTCTGAAAGTTTTTGTTTACCAGATGTGAAATAACGAGTACGACCATTGACAGTTTTTACTTGTGCTTTACCAATATGAATAAAACTATCTTCGTTAATTAAAACATCTTCTTGTTTTCCAGCCAATCTTCTTAAGAAAAGATATTTTACTTTATACTCACCAATTTCTAATCCCATTGAACGAAGATGTGTACCTACATCTAAATCAACTAAGTTTGGTGTTGGAAACTTTACTTCACCTGCAGGAAATATATCATCATCGACATATTTGTCTTCCATATCATAAACATACAAATGTAAGTAATCAGAATTATCTCTACCAAATCCACTATATACGGGTCTTGGTGATTCTAATTCTTCTCTATCTTTATCCGTTAAACCATACTCTAACATTTACCGAACTCCACTCCGATTTCATCGTAATCCACCATGTATACTCCAAATATACTATCAACTGCCTGTGGATTAGTTTTCATAACTTCTTGTGCCATAACACCTTTATATTTTTGTGTACCCCATATGTATCTGAATTCATATGTGTTGAATCCATTCTCTATACCAAGTGGTACGATATCTCTTTTTAATCTTTCATCACTAAATATTTTCTTTAATTTTTTTGCTGCTCTTTTTAATCTTCCACCCTTTTTCTTTTTCTTTTTCTTTTTCTTTTTAACTTCTTTCTTTTCTTGGTCTGTGGATGTTGTGTTATTCATCTCAGCAATTTTTTTATTCAAACCATTGATGGCATCAGTTAAACTATTATTTAGTACTTGATTTCGTTCTATCTCTCCATCCAATTCTGCTTGTAGTGCATCTATATCTACACCATTTTCTTCTTCTTCATTTTCTCTTGGGAAGATTTCTAAAAATTGTATATCATCACCAAAGAACTTAATAACTCTATCTGTTGTACCAGAGTTTTGTCTTACTTGTAATCTTACTAATTGATAATCCTCTTCAATGGATTGTCCTTGTTTATCTGGCGATTCGTAAGATAGTAGAAAACCATTTTCATCTCTTATAGGATTAGTGGCATCAACGATAGAACCACTTATCTCCATTCGTTTTTTTGCTTCTTCGGCAGCCTTTAATTGTTTTGCTTTATCTGCTTCTATTACTTTAGCATAGTATGGGCTTTTCTTTTTTGCCGTTTGATTAAAAATGTAAGGCATTTTATCTCACCACTTTAAATATGAAGTCATCATCGTATATCATTGAAGTTTGGTCTGCTCCACTACCACTAACTACTTTGATTTCAAATCTATAAAATCTTTCTGGTTGAAATCCATCCATCCATAAGTTAAAGAAGTTACCTGTAGAATCACAACTCACAATTGAACCTGTACCGAATGGTATTATTGTATCTTCGGTTTCGGCATCTCTTACAGAATAATAAGTACCCTGTCCTAAACTTCTACTACCACTTGGTAAAAACTTAACAGTCAATGCTGCTGGTGTAGTATCGAATCCACGAGTAGGATATAGTTCACGACCAGTGAATCTGAATTTTACTTTTGATTTTTCCTTGTACTCAGGTTTTAAATTATTGAAATAAATTTTTAATCTATCTAAATCAGTAGAACTCAATGCTGTTAAACTACCAGTAGCGAAACTTGAATCATCCCATTCTACTTCTAACTTAGGTGGATAGATTGTATGTGTTTCTCTTGAAAAATATTTTAATTGACCTTGTGGTGTAGAGTTACCCTCTGCAGAACCTGTAGCAGTTGTTGGGTCAAAGATACTATACATACTCTGTGATGTTACAAGGTTTTGTCTCTTAACAATAAATCCATTGTTTGGATATGTTGAACCACTATAAATATGGTTCTTAACCAAATCACTAATATCCATTCTAATATCACGAGTTTCATAAACTAAATCTTGTGATGAACTTACCTCGTATGTAGCTGCTAAACTTGATGTAAACCAAGTTCCACCTTGTGTTGTACTACCACTAACCCATTCAGTTTTTGTTGTATCATTATCACGATACTTCCAACTAGCACCATCACTTAGTGCTGGGTCTCTATCTTTAGTGCCTGTACCACCTGCCCAACTTCCACTTACCATGTAAGTAAATAAAGATTGTTCTACTGCTAATTCTTCTGAACTAGCATCATATAAATTTAAATAATATTTTGCATCACTTGGAATTGTTCCACTTTGTACTGATGATGAAATATATGAATAATCAAATTTAATTAAAATCCTTGAAGCATTAATTGTAGTACCTGAAGAGTTTACATGCTTTTCCACTTCTAATATTTGGTCTAAACCTGTATTGATTGAAGATGTAACATTACCCTCATAAATTGTTGTGTCTGTTGTTGGATATTCAAAATAATACACTATACATCTCCTATTACTCTACCCTCAATATCTGTATTAGGGAATTTTAGTTCAAATATGCTTGGGTCTAATGATGAATATATGATACCATCTTTTGTTGCTGATTGAACATCGTAAATGTGTCCACTATACCCATCTTCAGTTCTATACTTATTATCCACAACTACTATTTGTTTGTTTGGATTATCGTCTTCGGGTGGTACAACACTTGCCACACCATCTACTAAAGAAATCTTGTAGGCAATATCACTCAACACTATTGGTTGACTAATCTGCCAGTTATCTGTATTGAAATGTTTTTTAACAGCATCAATACATCTTAATAATACTTCGTTCTTGTTAAATCCTCTTTGTGTTATGATACTAAATCTAACACCGATATTAACAATATACCCATCTTTAATATTAATTGCATCTGTTACCATTCTGTATTGTGATAAGTAAACTCTAAGGTTTTGTTTCACAACATCATTTAGTGCAACTAATTTTTTCTTACCATCATAACCCAACACATACATATTTAATGCAAGTGGATTAGGTATCACACTTGTGTTTGGTTGTTTAACAATTCTACCTTGTTTCATAATGGTTTGAGTATTGACTTCTAATTGTTCATCTTGAACTAAAAATACTTTTGCAACTGCACCATATTTTTGTGGTAGTGAATAAACTCGGATAACATAATCTTCTTTTGTTACTGCACGATTCTGTGAAGCAAAATGTGCTGAAGCATTTTGTCTAACCTCTTCAGGTGATTCACCCGAACTACCACCAGTTGCTGGTTCGTTGTTTATTATTGATAAACTATCTTTCGTTTCTTTTACTTTTGTAGAATCTAATCCATCCTCTTCAAGTGATGTACTTAGTGTATCAAGATTTTTGATATCACCACTAACAACATTATCCACTTGAGAACCACCATAAGTATAAGTTACAGTCAATGTAATATTACTTGGTGCTTGTCCAAACGCTTTTGTTTTTAAGAAATTACTTGGGTCAAATGATTCATCAAGTTTAGATAAACCTGTACCAAGTGAACTACCAACATTATCTGGATTAGGTATAATCTCTTCATCTGCATTTGTAGATGTTCCTGCACCAAATCTTAATTCTGTTTTTCCATCACTTCTAATATATCGAGTAAAACGATTTGCAGATTTTACTAACTTTAATAAGAAAGGTGCTGCTTGTGAATTAGCAGATACATCAGGTGAGTTAATAGAATTGTTTTCGATATCTTGGAAGACAGTATCTTGTGCTAAGAAAGGAACTTCATACCATGTGTTTCCATCATCATCCGTTACTGAAGTAATCTCAATAACATTCTCTTTACTTAAAATAATTTTATCAAATTTTATAGCATCACTAAAAACAAAATCCTCAGAAGTTTTAAATCCACTTTCTAATGTTGCTTTTTTTGTAAGAGTATAATGTGTTGGTGTATCACCATCGTTTTTAGAAACCACATCTTTTCTTGTATCAAATGAAGATGAGTATTTAAAATTAACATCATCCATCAATCTAAAACTTCTACCACTCTTACTTGAGAATATACTATCTGCATTTACTTTCAATGCATAATTTAAATCTGGTTCGTAAGTATCACCAACATTAATTGCTGGAACTTGTAAACTTAAATCACATATTGCAGTTGCAGGTGTACTTAAGTTTGGTTTATATCCAAATGATTGTGCAATCTTAAAAATGTTTTTCTTTTCTTCAGCAGAATGTAATAGTGTTTCACGATATTGATTATCAACATAGTAACTCAACATATCACCAACATAAGATGCCATTTCAATAAACATCATACCAGGTGATGATTCGTTAAAATCATTGTATGCGGTTGGATAGTATGATTTCGCAAACTCAATAAGGTTCTGTCTTATTGAACTGAAATCTCTTCCAATATACTTTACTTTCTTCTTTTCTTTTTTAATATTGGTTCCGTATTCTACATCCAAAGCCATTTACTTTCTCCTAACCTGTGGTATTGAAATTAAAGGATATCTGTTCAGGTGCATCCTCATCATCCACATTCACTAAAAATTCTAAGTTTACTAACACTTGATTACTATCTGGTGTTAAGATAATATCTATAGTGTTGATTGATACATAAGGTAACCATTGTGCCAACGCCTCTTCAATTGCTGCTTCTATTCTATCTTCCAAACCATCTTCTTGTGGTTCAAAAATTAGTGAAGTTAATTCACAACCAAATGTTGGTTGGTTAACTCTTTCACCTGGAATAGTTAGTAATAAATTTTTTATGTTTGTGGAAACTTGTTCTCTTATTGTAGAACTTCTTGGAAAGAATCCAGCGTTACCACTTTTATATGTGAGTGGAAAAGTTAATCCAAAGAACGCATCGCTATCTTCATTGATAACTCGTACTGGTGGATTTGTTAATGTTGATACTTTTTCACTCATGGTTTATTACTTCTTTTTAAATTTATCGTGTTTCATTAAATCACTATAATCTCTTGTTAAAGCATTTAATACACTTTCAGGTACATCACCCACATTTAAATTCTTTTCTTTTAAGGTTTGTGCAGCTATCATGTTTCTTTGTTGTTCTTTATCACCACCTGCTGATAATGCATCTCCGTATCCTAATAGTTCTGATGCTCTACTCGAATCAAAACTTCCACCACCCATCGTTGGATATTCATCCATTTCTGAATCACCTTTACTCAATGCAACAGTCTCGTTTAAAACATCGTTTAATGCATCATTACCAGATACAAAATCTCTTTTTTGTCGAACAACTTTTTTGACTGGTTTTTGTTTTGGTGCTAGAGATTTGAGTGTAGAACTTTTTGCTTTCTTATACTCAGTAATAAATATCTCTTTAGCTTGTTTTTTGACCTCTATTCTTACTACTTCTCGAATTAATTTTACGAGTGCTTTTTTAGTCATAATGACCTCCTATACTATATTATATCCTACCGATACCAAAGGTGGGACTGCTGTGATTGTAAAAACAATCTGTTGATGATAAATATTAAACGCTGTTATAAACTGGTCAATTGTATCATCAATCGTTTCATTCATCTTACCTTGTGCATCAATGTATGATGATGTTATTCCTGGATTAGTTACCAATGCTCCTGCAGCAGTAGCACCACCCAACCAATAAAGTTTTAGACCTGTATCTAATGATGTTGATAATGGTACTGCTCCGTATGCACTAAAACATAATTTTAACATTGATTGTAACCCTGCTACATTTCCTGCTGCTAATGGTGCGGGTGGTGCAGTTCCTACTCCACTCACTCCAGTCTTTACACATTTATCATATGATTCAGCAATTACTTTTGCCATATCATCATTATTACTTAAACCTTGTTTGTACTCAGCTCTAAATATATCCCAACTCATTATTTCGTTTTATTTTGTGGACTCTTAATAGTACTTAATGTAGATTTTATTGATGCTAATAAACCTGCACCAGGTCCAACCACTACTGGTCCTGTCGGTGCTAACAAACCTGTTTCTATTAATGTTAGTATATCATTTAACTTTGATTCTAATGTATCACCTAACACTATTGGTTCTACTGCATCTATACCACCTATCTTTGTTATGGGTGTTTCGATAACAACTTCACCTACTGCACTTATACCTACATTCTTATTACTTGAGAACAAAATATCTCCACCATTTTTTGTGTTTAAGATTATTTTATCTGAGTTTAATAAAATTTGTTTACCCTCATATGGTGCTGTAATTAATTTACTTTCTGCACCAAGTGTTGGTTTTAATTCTTGATTAGTTACCATATAAATACTTGAAGCATCGGTATCAATCTTTTCTTCTATTGGGACTTTTGAATCACCCTCTATTGTATGTCCAACACTAATAATCACATTGGGTGAATTTTCATTTTCATTTTTTATATCACTACCGATTCTGATAGAGTTACCAAATCTACCCTCAATAGTTACATCACCCTCATTAGGTAATAGTTTTCTAGCATCATCTATCTTTTTAAAATAGTGTCCTGTCTCTATACCTGTATCATCAGAGTTAGGTAAATCATCTATATCTTTTGTTGATTTTAATGTATCCTTTTTCTTACCAACACTAATACCATGTTGTGTATTAAAATTAGGATTACCAAATAAATTTAATTGTGTTGTAAAAAATAATTGACCAAGATATCTTACACCAATAACAATCTCACCAACTACAGGTGTTATTTGAAAGTTTGGATTTAATGGTTTGTAATCAGAAAGTGAATCTATATTTTTTCCTAATTCTGAATTTACAAATCTACCCTTTACTCCACCAAGAAAACTATAATCTGGTCCACCATCTTTCTTTTGTGGAAAATATTTTTTAGTATCATCAAGATGTACTGCTACCACTTCCAATGGTTCTAACTCGTAAAATTCGTTTGGTGAATCTTCTACTTCTTTTAATAATCGTAGAATAGATTCTGTATTTTGTATACGAGATGATATTGGACCAGTTTTATTTCCTGATTTTTTTCCAATTATGTATGACATATTAGTTTACTTTTGCTGTAATATTATCGCTATGGTCTTGTAACTCATTGACTGTATTTTCAATGTTTTGCATTAATTGTTCTTTTTCTTTCTCAGATAAACCAAACTCACTATCACTATCACTACTTGCACTTGCTTGTGCTAATCGTTGTACGATGGTTGCTAGTTTAACTAATTGCTCATCATTCTTTACATTGATTTCTAAGTACTCTTTCAACATAGGAATGATTTGTACGGCCGTATCGCCATCCTTGATAAACTGAACTACTTCTTTCATTAGAACTTCTAATTGTTCTTTGTTTCGTTTAGAGTTATCATAGATGTCTTTGAACACATCTGACAGGGTTTTACCCTCAAATATTTCGAAATCGATTGCCATAATTTTGCCTGTTTTTTACCTAATAATAAATAGAAGATTTCTAAAAAAGTGTTGTATATATTTATATATCGGAAAATTTTCTAAAATATATACAATAGTTATTATATGTCGGTGAAAAATCTGACATAATTGATTAACTAACGGGAGAGTAACCATATGCAGGAAATCATAACACTCGTAAAAGGATACATAGACGACTTAGCTCAGATGATGTTATCCTTGGTCGCTATTGGTGCAATTTCTGAAGTAATATTTGGAAGTGGTATCTTCGGCGTTAATGTTATTGGTAACCTAACACAAATAATCAACACATTCGGCGAATCAGGTTTCGCTGGACTCGTCGCATTGTTGGTGTTGGTGGGTTTATTCCGTAAGTAGTACTATATCGGATACCTAAAATATGGGAGTCTTTTCCGAGGCTCCCATATTACTTTAAGATTTCCAAAGTTTTCTCAGCATTAAATCTTCCAGCTTTCGGCCAACCATTTATTGCACCATCACTTTCACCTGGTGTTTTAATCCAAAGATATGCATCACAATATTCTGAATCTGTATCCGTAGTAGGTTTATTTCCTATCTTCATTTCTTGTGGATTAAATGTTTCCCAAACTTCATTACCATTTCGTGATGTATCAATAACATAACTACAACCAAAGTGTTTAGCAATCTTATCACCATATCGTATACACTTATCTGTAGTTACGAAGTTACTTGTGTTGATACTAAACCCTTGAACCTTATTAGAATGAAACATACCCAAGTAAGTAATTGCATCAGTTCTCTTTAACCATTTAGGATGTCCTATATCAAGATAAACTACTGCATTAGTTTTGGATAGTTTTTGTATTGTGGATTTTATGAGACGAGTTCGTTTTTGTCTTTGATAATAACTCATACCCTTTCTCATATGTGGAAGTGCATCAGGTTCGATTATTACAATAGGTGAGTAATCACCAATACCCTCTACCACTTCATTAATAAAATCATGATATTGAGTTTGTGTTAATCCACCTTTTGAATGTCCACCTACATCCCTATCTGGTATAGAATATAAAACAATAACAGGTTGATAGGGATGTGCTCGTTTACACAATCTGTGTACTCTACTTGACAACCTCTTCAGTCGTTTGATAGGATTATCAACTAACCAAAAAGAATTAGGTTGTGAAGTTATCTGTTTTAACTGCGGATACTTTTCAGTATTATCTTTTCGGTAATCCCAGTCTTGGTGGTATAATTTTAACTGAACCACGAACCAGTGAACTTTGTCTCCACAGAACCTGATTGTAGGTAGTTCTTCTGTAGTTCCCAATGATGTTTCTTCATCACATTGACAACACGAGTAATGTGTTGTGTGTTGGAACCAGTCATCTCACGAATTAAAATGTATAATGCCTTCTTGTTAAAGTTCTCAATATTTTCTCTCATATCAATCAATTCAACAACTGCGTTAGCAACATCCAAGTCTTTCTTTCGTTTAAAGACTGTAGTAAGATTGTTTCTCCAATAATCAGCAAGAAGAACAATGTATTCTGATTTCATTGACTTGGTGTCAATCCCTCTCATCTCTCCGACAGGGTCTCTCTTATAATCAGTAACCTCTTCACCATCATGCTGCTTCATTCTCTTGTAGTTATTATTGTTATGTAGAATGAGATAATTCTTGGCAACAATCGAGAAATATGAGAAGGCCTTACCCTTACCCTCGGCGAACTTATGAATGTTCATATACAAGAAACTAACCACCTCATGTTTAACATCGTCCGATGGAACATCAAAGTAGTAAAATTTAAAAGTGTGAATAATATTCTCAGCCAATTTTTCAAAAGGTGTACGAATATGTTCGTTATAGATTCTCTCCCTCATATGAGGTCGTTCTTCTTTATTATGACGAATGATAGCATTCTCGGTATCTTGATTGAAATAATATCTTGGTGAACCTTTTTTTGCTTTTCTTGGCATTATATCTCCTGCTCTGTTATTGTTGTTAATTCATTTACGGCATCTTGGATACCCTCAAAGACTACTCCTATCTCATCATCCGATTCGAACTTACCCTCTGAATCTAATTCATCAAGTATTCTTTTAGTTTGTATTATTCTAGCGGAATAATTTTCAACCCAAGTTTCTAACCTCTCAACTTTTCTCATTTGATTGTAGGTAGTGAAACCTAATGTTACTGAAACTATTCCTAATATTATTTCTACTATCATTTCTTATCTCCAAACAACTCATCAAATAAATCCTTTGGTGAATCACCTGTGAGTTTAGTTTCTACTTCAGTTTTAACAGCAGCTTTAATATTGTTAACTGATTTGGCAACTTTCTTTTTACCAACCTGTCCTGCTTGTTCCCATTGGTCACCCTCGATATATGTTGCCATCATATCTGCTTGGTGTAGTATACGAGCAATATGACCTCTCAAACCAGTCTCTGGTAAGAATGTCATTAAATACTTTTTGTTTGCTTCTTCATACATTCCATCTGTTAATTTCAAACCCATGTATTCGTTTTCTGTCATAGGGATTTGAAAGTGTTGTAAAATAAATATTGCTCTATCTGTGACGGTCATGTAAGTTAATTCAGGATTATGATTGTAAATCTTTCCTTGATTCTTTCTGTGCCATTCCGATTCATTGATTACATAGTAATCATGTTCCATATCTCCAACCTTACCTAAATCATGGTGTAGGGCTGCAAAGATTAATTCTTCATTTGTGAAATTAATATCTGCTCCATTCTGTAACCATAAATCTCTTACTTGTTGAGACATCTCTACAATGTGAATGACATGTTCTACATAACCACCAACACAAGCATTGTGATAATGTTCTTTAGCACTTGCTGGTGCTAATACCATTCTATCTTCAAAATGGTCATACATTGTATTTAACTTCTCTAACCTTTCACCTGTAAATGTATCATTAATGATACTGCGTAGTTTTAAGTAGTTATCTTGTATCTGTTGTTCTGTTAGTTGCTTCATAATGTTTTTATATCTCCAATTTTCTTACCCATAATATAAGGCCAAATGACCATACGAGTCAAGTGTTTTTTTTATTTTTTTTCATTTATTGATTTTAAATACGAACCACCTATATTCCAAAAGAGTGTCTTACCCTTTAGTGTTTCAATATTCTGTTCTAACCAATACCATTGTTTCTTGTCCCAAAACTCATTACAATCAAATGGTACTTCGTAATCATCCATCATATCATCAAACGCGTAAGGTGATTTCTCAAGTATAACATTTTTTAAATCACCTGCATGATTCTCATTTAAAATCTTTTTTGTTGATGAGAAAGCACTCATCGTTATAGAGTAAACTTTTCTTGATTCAGAATCTAACTTCCACCAATCATCTCCATACTCTAAAAATTCTTTTATCAATCCACTTGCAGTAACTCCACTACCGATACTAACTACAAGGTTATCATATTCCCTACCTTTTAAAACTTCTCTCATTCTTGCCCCCATATAACTAATGTATGCGGGATGATTGAATGCATATGGTAATTGTTGCCAACCATTCTCTTTTGCTTGTGTGTTCAATTTGTTCTGCATGAATGCCATCATGTTTGGTCTCATAGGATGTAACTTACCACCATTACCCTCAACTCTTTCCAATAATATTTTTGGAAACCTTTCTGTATTAGGATACGCAGAAATAAATTCTATACCATACTCTTTACATAATTGTGATAGTGTCCAACCTGTCCAACTCCCATAAACTGATAAGTGTGTTAACGGCTTTGATTTATCAATACTATCACTTTCTAATATTCTTCTGATACCCTCTATCTTTGACCATCGTGGAAATGTTACACCATCTCCAACTAAATCATCTCTCTTGACATCGACATCAATACCCTTAAGTGAATATGTTTCAATTGGTGTTTGTATTAAGTCCATTTCCCAAATCCATTTTCAGTGCCAGATAAAGTATCTCTCATACCTTTATGTTTGAAACCAAATATTCTTTCAAAGTTATCACCGATACAATGAAATAGTTTTTTTCTATTTCTAAAATTTAATTCTGTATCATTTAGAATTACATCTTCGATATACTCTTTGAAGTTTGTTCCTTTCTGAAATGCTCTTTTCTCTTGGTCACATACCTCGTCTGGTAAGTGTCCACGAAATGCTTCAGCAAGTGGTTTCTTCCATTGGTTTCCACTATTATCTAATACTGGTTGTGTAAGGTTAGTAGTGTAATCTAAAAAATCTAAATCGAAGAATGGACATCTTAATTCTATTGTTCCATAATTCATAAAGATATTATTTCCACGAAGTAAATTACCATAGTATTGTTTCTCAAACAATTTCTTTCGTACATCACTCCAATCTGGTTTCTTACTGAACATTCTGAATGTACCATATGAACCATACGATTCATCAGAACCCTCACCACTAAACGCAACCTTAACACCATCCTCTGCCATTCTCTCGGCAACATAACTTTGTAGAATACCAACTTCCATTTGGACTGTTGATGGATATTCTATAACCTTTATTGTTTCTAAAAATTTTCTTTTTAATTCTTCTGGGTCTCTTGGTATCTCAACCTCAACCAATGGTACATTGATATGCTCTGCAACCATTCTTGCAAACATTAAATCTCTTGAATCCTCATCGAACTTGACTGTATAAGATACGATATCAGGTACTTTCTTACTTAACAAATAAGTAATAACACTTGAATCGATACCACCACTTAAACAAGTTCCAACCTTAACATCACTTAATAATCTTTTCTCTACTGCAGTATCTAACAACTCATAAGTTTTTTTATTAACCTCATCTTGGTCAAACTCTTTTTCTTCAAATGGTGTCCAAGTAAAATAGTAATCTTTATCAATATGTACTGAACCAGTTATAGTGTTTATTCTCACTACTGAATTTTTTGGAACAAACTTACATTCTGCTTGTGGTAATATTTTTAATATTGATTTCATTTCAGATGCAATTAAAATATTTGTATCATTGTTATAAATGTATAATGGAATCTTACCAACCCAATCTCTTGATATAACTAACTCATTAGTTAATGAGTCATGTAATACAAAACTAAACATACCCTCTAATCTTTTTAGTTCATTCTCTTTGTATAGATATAAAATTATTTCTGAATCACTATTACTAAAAAATGTATAACCTCGTTCTTCATATTCTTTTCTTAATTGTGGATAGTTCCATATCTCACCATTAACTACAAGTGCATAATCATTCCAAATAAATGGCTGATTTCCTGCTTCACTTACATCATTTATACTTAATCTATTATGGCCCAGGTGTACATTACCACACTCAAAAATCTCTCGATTATCCCTACCTCTGTGTTCAATTTGAAGTAACATATCGTGTACAACTTCATCACTATGATTGACCGTACTAACTATTCCACACACGAAGTATCTCCTTTACATTTTTCTTTTCATTATTCATATCACCAAGATGAACTGAACCACCAATTGTTGTAACTCGTTTTAATTTTAAATCTGCTTGTTCACATAAGAACTTACCCATCTCACATAACGCAACCCAATCAGCATAACCACTCTTACTAATTCTCATACTTCTAAAAAAAGCTGTAAGATATAATCCCTCTTTACGCGGTTTCAAATCAACCGATAACAAACATGGCATTCCTGCCATAGTCTTTCTACCATCGGATTTGGGGTCATATATGCTCATCGCTATGGTTTTACTATTCTTATGCTCTTTCAATCTTTTGATAGTTTGTTCCACTTGATTAAAACTATTATCCCAATTAATCATTCTGCCCCAATATGTTTTATTCCATTTTACTGAAGTATCATTTTGTTGGTATTGTAACTCATCCATAAAAGGATGTGTTGTTGGTGGTACAAATGTAACCGATGATGCATAATCAATTCTATCATTACCAAATACATCTCTGAAGATACCATCAAACTTTGGGTCTGTATCAAAGTTATCTTCTATCTCTACACTCATATTAATAGATTCATTCATCACATCTTTATTACCATTCTCTAAAAGATACTCGTGTGATTTTATCCAAGCATCTGTTGGTGAGTTTGAATTAATTACTATCATGATTTGTAGTATACAAATATAGGTTCAAATTTATAAACATTATTCTCATGTTGTACTGAGTTTAATATTCCTGTCTTACTTGGGTCTAACCCAATCATTCTTGTCATTAACATTTTTAGTTTACCTTTATATTCACAACCCAACTCTTCAAGTATCTTTCTACTATCACCCTCTAAATCATAATAAGTGTTAGCACCAATCTTAATAGAAGCGATATTCCAAAGTAGGTATCTATCATTTTTTAGATATTCATATGCTGTTGTGAGTGTTGGTCTAAGAAAGTTATCAACCCAGTCTTCATATTGACTATACGCTTTGAAAGATTGATTCTCATCTTGTGAGTATTGCTCTCTGTTAAAGTATGGTGGTGATGTGAAAACTAAATCTAACTTGCCCTTATACGCTTGAAAGTTAGAATTGTTCCCAATTAATTCACTACCCTCTCTATAAACATCATATGTATTACTTTGTTTTTCTACATCAAAGAACTGAGTAAATGTTTCAGAAAAATTATCTACACAATTACTATTATAGAAATCAGCAACTGCTTCGTATCTACCGAAGTTATCTGGATTAGGGTCTGTACCAATATAATGTATCTTCTTACGAGAACTCATTGCTCCTAAGATTCTACCACCCCACCCACTACTTGGGTCATAGATATGAAACCTTTGGTCTTGATTATCTATATGGTCTGTAAATTTTTCGTACAATAGTTTTGCTGTAAGTGGTGGGAAGTTAACTGCTGGTTGTCCACATGCTAATCTAAACACTTGTAATATCTTTGGAAAGATACCAATAGTTTTATCATAGTGTCTGATTAGATATAAGAACTCAGTTACTTTACCACTCTTACTTGTTTCACTTGAAACTATATCTGGTATGTTACTTAATTGTGTATCATTCAAGTAACCACTATCTTTACAATCTTGTACTTCTTCTGCAGTTAAGTAAACATTTCCATGTCCTTTAAACTCTTCATTCATAGTACCATAATTACCGACTGTACTTTTCTTTACTCTTGCAAGTACAAATCTTGTATCTGAATACTTACCAATAGAAACTTTACCATCATGTACATTCTTAATAAATTCTTTACCACTCTCACCATTCCAAAAAGGATTCTCATCTTTCTTGGTTACGATACTTCTACTCCAACTATACATAGAATCTTTCTTTACTGCTCTACGCATAATGTGAACAAACTTATCTTCTAACTCTGGGTCACCAAAGTGGTCATAGATAGATAAACCATTATCGGCTGATGCACCAATACTGATTTTTGTTTTTAACATTGTTGGGAAGAATTGATTTACACCAGATGCATCTTTATTGAAGTTCTTAATTATACCAAGTGATTCTTTATCACCAGTATTATCTTCGATTAAATAATCACATGGATTACCTTTTAACTTTTTAAATTTGGTAATCAACCCATCTTCATTTTTACCAATGACAGGTGGTGTACCATAAACATCCCATTGTTCAGTAACTTCTTTACGAAGTAATCGTGCCCATTCTGTGAATTCATCTGCACTCATTTGCAGAAGTTTGTGATATGTCGTATTTGATTTAAACTCAGAGAAACGACTTCTCTCATAAAACCATTTTTTCAATGTAACTCCGTTATTGTTTAATAATAAATATAATCTTAATTCGCGTTATTCAATACTAAATTTGTTTTCATGATAGTTGCACTCTCAACCTTGTAAGGCTTGGTGCCAGGCGATTCGAGAATATCAATACGATTAACGAATCGCTTGTTCATAGTATCTTTGACTTGATACACCCCATCCTTTTGACCAGTTCCCTTAAGAACAATGAAATCACCATAATCCAAGAAACCACCATGTCGTTTCAAAAGATTTCTACTAACCGCTATGAATCGGTACTCACTAGCTTTGTGTACCCTTATACGCGTTCCATCCGCGAGAATGTTCGGTGTAGAATCAGTTTGAGACGAAACAGGATGATACATTGTTACTGTCACTTCCATTCCCTCAAGTTTGAATTCCTCAACTATAGATATTAATCTTTCGTTTTCGGCTTTCATTGTTCGAACTGAGTCCTTGTGGAACTCCTTGTAATTGTCAAAGATGACTGTCCAAACATATGTGTTAAACACTAATATGGTTGAAACTATCAAAAATGTTTTTAAATTTTTCATAATGTTTTCATCATGAAGGTCTTCATACACACTCATATATAAATATCTCCTTTCGCGAGATTAATTCAGTTTATTTTTAACTTTTTTGTGGAGCTGGGGGGAGTCGAACCCCCGTCCAGTCTACCTATCATATTAAGTCGTTTACAACTTTAGATGGTTCCGAATGTGTCACCAACAACCCTTGTCAAGTTATATACAGGTCTTGAAAACTGGTAGTTTCTTTAATCACTAACTTCCCTCTAACTAAAGTGAGTTCTTTTCAGATTTATGAACCCGTTACCCAATATCTGAGTCTTGGAACGAGCCTTACACATTAAGCGTAAGCGTAATTAGCAGTATTGCCAATTAATCAAAGTGAACCTTTTGTAGCGAGTCTTGCTCAAACTCCGTTGCACTTAAATACGAAACAGCACCTGTCGATACCAAGCAGCCCCATATTTTAATCGATTTCATCTGAATCCCAATCATCAATTATATCCTCTTCACCGAGAGTAATATAAGTATCAAGGACATCGATTAAATCCTCAACAAGATTCCAATCCTCTTCATTGTATGCTCGTTCTAATTTTCTTTTAATTTCTGCCAAGCTCATATTCTACTCCTATTTTAAATTTGTAGTACTTCCTACCTTTGATATCATTGTAATCAAAGATATTAGTAAGTATCAACTTATCAGATAATTTCCAATTTAATTGAGCATAATCTTCCATATCAAATCTACTCTCACCTGTTAGTCCATCATGAAAATAATAACCATCCCATTTTGCTTCTAATGATAATTTACCATTGATTTCTTTTTTCTTTTGTATACCCATCGATAAACCATTTTCAAATTTATCATCTGAATATAAACCAGTATAACCAATTGAGTACTCACCATTACGATATCGAATATCTGCTTTACCATATTGTAAATCACGAGATGTTTTATTAACATATTGTGGTTTAAAATAAAAGTTCTTAGGTTCCCATTCAAACCATACTTCATCATCAATATAAGATTGTCCTAACTCTCGTTCCCAATCTCTTTTGAAGTATATGTTTTCACTCCTAAATCCAAGAGCAATTTCATAATCATCTTTGGTGATTGAATCATCGTTAGGTGTTCTCGCACTAAACGAAGTGAATAAAACTAATCCACTTAATAAACTCTGTAATATCATCTCATTATCCTATCTAATTCAACCCATGCTTCCATCCCTTGAGAAAATTGATACATCATATATAATAAGATACATCCTGCTCCAAGTTTAAGACTTGTAATTATGATATCAAATATCATCTCTACCTTTGAGTTCATTTACTCTTTCTCCTTGTGTATCTTCTTCTGGTCTTTGTACCAGTTCTTCTTACAACTTTTCTTTTCTTCTTGGGTTTCTTACCAACAAGAATCTCAGTTAGAAGTTCACATGCTTCTATAAATGTCATTATATGACCTCTACGATTTTAGATTCTTTAACTACTTTAACTTCAAATGAGTATGGTGAATCTTTTAACATCTCATTTACTTTTGCTTCAGCAACACTTACTGAATCACACTCAACTAAAAATGCTCTACGAGTTCTTTTTTCTCTCGTACCATTCTTTGTTGGTATCTCTTCTACGAATACTACTTGTGCTTCATAATACATTATGTATCTCCTTATATTTGTTAACGGCCAATTCTTTCATCTTTGCTTCGACCATAATATCAACCTCTTGACCATAGGTATCAATATAATCCAACACATAATCTGAATGTGCTTGTGGTCTAATTTTTGAATCTTCTTGTTCAATACTTCTTGATTCTGAATAGTGAACTGCTGGTTTAATATCACCCCATGTGGAACCTGCTAGTTCTAACGCTTCTTGTTCCGATAATCCACCATCACAAAATCTGTGGTGATGATAATCAAACACAATAGGTATACCAATTCGTTTGTATACTCCATCGTATAAATCTTGTACTGAGTACATGGATGCCTTATCATCATTTTCGATTGTCAATCTTGTTTGTACACTCTCTGGTAACTTGTAAAAGTTCTTACAGAATCTATCCATTGCTGATTCTTTATCTCCATATGCACCACCAAGATGAATGTTAATCTTGTTGTAAGGTGTTCTTGATAATCCCATCATATCCATAACATCACCATGTATTGTTAAGTCTTTTACACAATTATCAACAACATGATTATGTGGTGATACTAATACATTGAATGGACCTGGATGTGTGGTCAACCTAACACCATGTGTTGTTGCCATTGTTCCAGCAGAATGTAACCATTGTTTAATCTCATCAATATCTTTTAGGTCATCCCATTCATACTCAGTTTTCCACGGCGTGATATCACTACTCATACGATAGAAATCATAACCATTTAATACATTCCATTGTACTATCTGATTTAAATCTTTTACATTTTGTAGGATAAGTTCTGAAGCATAATCAACACCTTTATCATCAAAGGTTCTACGAATCATACTACGATTTGTTGTGATAGGTTTTGTACCTCTTGGTTTGTTACCATACTTAGTAGGATAGCTCAATGCCATATTGATACATGCATAACCAATTTTGTTATTTACCATTCTTCATTTCTCCCAAAGTCATTTTTTTCAATTCTCATTTTTAAGTGTTTCTTGTATTGATACATAAAATATATATGTTTCAAATTTCCCAAATACCAAAGTATTTTTCTAATAGCGTTCATTAGCAGGTGTATCATATTCAATTAATCCAGTCATTTCTGATGATGAACGAATTTTTTTACCTAAGTTCTGAACGAACTCTATACCTAATTCACTACATACTTTTACCTCTGGTGAATTACTAGCATCTCTATCTCCACCATTACAAAAGATTAGTTTATTCATAGGTTTAAATCTATGTACCATCCTAATAGTTTCACATACTGATTTAGTTTCATCACAAGCTAAGATTACTTCATCAACCATATCTAAATGATACACGATTTCTAATCTATCATATTCTGCCATAAACTCATCACCCTTTTTCAACATACATTGTTCGTGATTGTTAACAATTACAATTAACTCATCTGCCATCTCTTTAGCTAATTTGAAATACTCAATATGACCTACATGAAGTGGGTCAAAGTATCCACTAACTATTGCTGTCTTTTTTCTCGACATCTGTCTTACTCTCCTTGTGTTTCTTTCTAAATATTTTATCCCAATTATCAGAATACTTTTTGTAATCTGATGTTCTTGGTGCACTACCTTTTGTAGTACCTGAATCATATATTGATTTCTTCTTACTCATTATTGTTCATCTTCCAATCGTCATATAGTTCCCATCTATCTTCTGATAAAAACTTCTGAGCTTTCTTCCATTTCATCTCTGTAACAACATGCCCGTTCTCAATTAATTTAACAATCTCGTTACGGCCAATCTTTTTTGTATCTCGTCTGTAACTTCCAATCTCAATCTTTCTGTCAAATATAGTAGTACCATTTAAATGGTCAATCTCATGTTGTACACATATCGATTCAAGACCATCAAACCTCATAGTACCTTTTACATTATCTGATTTGACTTCTACGATTTCATATCGTTTAGTGTTTACGCCTTTTTTTGGATAACTTAAACAACCCTCATAATAACTTATCTCATTTTCTTTTGAGATGATTTTTGGGTTAATGAGAACCAAAGGTTCAGTAACATTGACAACGGCAACTTGTGCATCAATTCCCACTTGATTAGCTGCCAACCCAATACCGTCCCCTCTTTTGTTAAGTATTTGAAATAGTTCTGTTGCAATAGAGTTTCCCTCTTCAACTGATACCTCTCTAAGTTTCTGATTAATTAAAGGATTTTCATCCTTAAGACAATTTATAACCTTACGCAATATTACCTCTCAATTAAATAACCTTTTAAATAATCACGAGTCATCTTCTTCTCAACTTTCATTCGCATCTTATAATCCTCGAATGATTCACCCTCTTGTCTCGTAGGCCCTTGTAGAATTCCACTAATCTGAACTCGTGGGTCTTCGTTCTTCTTCCTCTGTTCCTTAGTTTGGACAGGATGTATAAATTCACTACCTTGCATTCTTTAACTCCTTTACTTTGTTCTCGTATAACTTAGCATCTGAATCATTCAGTGCTTTAAACTTAGTACCATCTTTCAATGTGTACCACTTGTAACCATCCCATTGGGATTTCTTCTTTGCCATATAAACTCCTATATCTTATGGTTTAGAAAATCTTGTTGTTTCTTAGCAGCCTTTTTAAGAGCTTGTTTCTCTTTGTACTTGGCTACAAGTATCTGGTCTTTAGTACGCCTCTTGACCTTCTTCTTAGGTGGTTTCACCTTAGTAGGTTTAAGTGTACCCTTTAACTTAGGCATCTCTTTACCTTTGTGAAATACATTACCATCCTTATCTACAAACTCAGCCATCCAATGCCAACCAGCGGGACGACCTGTAGGTTTGTATGCTGGTTTAGTGTTCTTCTCAAATTCCTCTGGATACATTTTATGTAACCTACCCATCAAGGCCCTATCACCAATTACTTCTTTCACATCAGTACTTACATTCTTGACTGGTTGACCTGTGATTTTACAATCCATATATGCCACCCCATCAATAAAGTAACCACCATTATCTTCAAATGTTTTCTTACTCATGTAACTCTCCTTTTCTAAGCTTCACCGATTGAACCTGAAGCGATTCCCTCAGTCATTAAAAATTTAATAAAATCATCATCCACACTTTTGGGTGCCAATTTAGCCATTGTCTTTTCCATCTGTAAATCTATCTCAATTAATTCATTAATTAAATCATAACACAAATCTGCAGCCGTACCTGCACCTGCTTTTGCTGATTCTGCTTCAATTGCTTCTATTCGTTCTACCAACTTTCTAATGTTCATTTAACTCTCCAAATTTTGAGTGCAGGACTGGATTCGAACCAGCGAATAATGGATTTGCAATCCACCCCATTAACCAACTCTGGCACCTGCACGGCCCTCTGCCTGTGCCACTCGTTGTTGTAACTTCTTATTCTGTGTCTCAATAATATGTTTACAATACTTTCGTTTAAACTTTCTACGATATGTGAATGCTGGACAATCACAACTCCATTCGATTCGTGATGGGTCGAAACGGATATCGTACTTTTTACCTTTGATGGTGTAATGTTCCCAGCCGTAATCATCTACAACTACACCATCGAACACTTCTATAATATAATCTATTATATTCTGTTCCATACTTTTAAATATTACCTAAGTATAATAATAATCCAAAAACAAAGAATATCCAAAGTAGTGTTACGCCTTCGAGTATTCTGTAACCAATAAGTTTCCAACCCCTATATTCCATATGCAAACTCCATCTTACCAATTAAATAATCTTCTTCTGATGGAACTGAAGTACCACACATCCTATTGGTCATGTCGTTTTCCAAATCTTCCATCAAAGAACTTTGACCTTCTTTACTCATCCAATTAAACCTATGGAAATGAGTACCCTCAGAATCAACTCGCCACATCTCAACTATCTTAATCCCATCAGAGATTGAAGAATAACAATACTCAACAATGAGTTTGTTTCCCTCGAAGTTTGTGGATGAATCCAACTTACCAAATGTCTTTTCAAAAGTGTATGTCATATTTTCTCCTTAATTAATACCCCTTAATATAAGGCTATTTGCCTATACATGTCAAGTGTTTTTTTCATTTTTTTAAAACTTTTTTTCTAATCTTAGTAGGTAATGCCTGTAAGTTAGTGATATCATTAACGATACGAGTTTTAGTCATCATAGTAATTTTATCATCTTTATACAATTCTTTAAGATAATCTAATGCAGGAAAGTAACCATTATCCATATAATAATTAATACAACCCCATACAACTAACCGATATGGTTTGGATTTATTCTTAAGTGGTTTACCCTTTGGGCTTGGCAATTTCTTGGGCTGGAACTTACCAACTTGATAATCTTTTAACCACCTATCCCAAGAGTTATCAGCATAAATACCTTTGGCAGTACGATTACCACCAACACTTCTTCTATCCATTTTCTTAAGATTGTTGGATGCAGTTTTAGATACAGGTTGTACAAATGCACCAGTCTTATGTGGATAAACTACATGGGCCGAATACTTCTCAGTATCCGAACACTCTATACATTCCTTATAGCCCAGATGATATCTATGGTCATCTACCTTGTTATCACACTTGGTACAAATCAATTAAAAATCACCTGGTGCTACTTGGAAAGTATTAAGACCTAAGTCTCTCCACATCTTTACAACTTTATCCCTATCATCAACTACAAGAAAGACATCGTTGATATCCACAAAGGTATCTAACATTTTTTTCTTGAGTAAGTCATCAGGCATAAACCTCATATCGAAAGTGGCTGGATTACCATCGGCAATTGGCCAAGAGTGGTCTTTGAACTTATCTGGTCTAAGAACCAAAAGGTCAAAAGGTACATCGTGTTTCTGTAACCAATCTTTAGTCGCGAAGAAACCTCTATCGTTCCTACCCGAAAAGATTACAACTTTGAAACCATCGGCGTGGAACATCTGTGCCATCTTGATGACTGGAGCATTAGGTGTATCCCAATGAAGAATAGAATCTGGCGAAGCAAATATATCCCAATTAAGTTTACCATTAGGTTTTACTGACCTAGCTCTCCGAACATCAATATTAGCAAGAGTACCGTCTAAATCAAATATGACTGTTTTCTTGTTCATAATATCTCCTTTATTCATACTTGAATATAAGGATAAAACATAATACAAGTCAAGAAAAATCGTGCATTATTTGAAATTAATTTTTTTGCCAATAATCTCCATATCGTGGGTGTTCGTATTGTGGTTTATCTAACCACTTACTTAAAGTTACTTCTGCCTCTACATCATCAAGATGCCAATCACTATACCTATGTAGTAATTCAGCAACGATTGGATGTCGTACCACATCACTCATAGTAAATCGTGTAAATCCACACCCGTAAAGACCTGTGAATCGTTTGATACTATCTTCCAATCCATTCAATCCATTACTCTTCAAATCACTCTGCATTAAATCACCACTTACGATATACTTAGAACCCATTCCAATTCGTGTAAGAAATGTTTTAACTTGAGATGTTGTAGAGTTTTGTGCTTCATCTAACATCACTATTTTGTTTTGTAGTGTTAATCCTCGCATGTATGCTAAAGGAACAACCTTTATAATTCCTGCTGACCGTAAAACATCTAACCTTTGTTTACCAATTAATTGTTCCATATTATAATATACAGATTGCATAAATGGTTCTGTCTTCTCATCAATATCGCCAGGCAGGTATCCCATCTTTTCACCATCAACTTCCACCAATGGTTTAGTAACAATGATACCATCATAGTTATTGTGTTTATCAGCAAGATTCTTTAGTGCCCAATATGTAGCAATATATGTCTTACCACAACCTGCAGGGCCAATACAAAAACTGATAGTATTTGATTCTATCGTATCATAGAAATTTTCTTGATTTTTGTTTTTGAATTGAACATCCCATTTGATTCTCTTGAGTTGCGACATCGCTTGTCGGTGATTGGAACACTCTTGATTAGATACAACCTTTGTAATAGTATTAACTTTTCGTTTATTACTCATAGTAACTTTTCCCCTTAATGTTGGTTAAAGTGTAACTTGGGTTCTTACTAATAAGTATAATATATACTTGCTGTTATTAACAAGTATATACAACTATTTTAATTTGTTCTTTACAAAATCCGTAATGATTTTAACTCCACCTTTTTTAGTAGGTGATGCTAAACCAGCTTCTTCATCTTCTTCAATGTTTGGTAAATCATCTACATCAGGTTTAACTTCGATTGGTTCATTGTATATATCTTTCCAATGTTCTGTTTGAGTTTTTTCTTTTTCCTCACCATACATCTCCCAAAACTTCCACCATGATTTTGATTTTGGTTTAGGTGATTCGATAACTCCGTTCTCTTCTCTAAGCATTAATGCCTGATTAAACGCTACTACTAACATAACAGCTAATGGGTCAAAGACGAATATTAAAATAAAGATAAAGAATTTTACAACACTATCTACATCAGTATCAAATGTTCTTGCAAGATATATTGCTGGTCCTACATCTACACCAGTCTCAACTAACCCAACTTTTAAATCACCAATCTCACCTTTAACTCTGAGTATCTCATCGTTAACAGATTGGATTCTTGGATTATAATCGTTACGAAGTTTTCGTTTAGCAGTGATATAGTTATCAGGTAAATCCTTTACTTGGATATCTAATTCTTCTTTTAAGAATATTTTATCCTCAAGTAATTGGTCTAACCTATCTTCATATGCTATCAACTGATTTGATTGTTTTTCGAATGTTACCGTCGCACCTTGATAGGCGTTAGATAGGTAACCAAAAATTCCAGCAGATGTAATTAACACTAATGTTATTACTGCTGTCATAAGATATGTTCGTTGGAATATATTTATCTTATCCCAATATCGATATAGAAATGCTGCAGTAACCAACTTACCAAATTCTAACGAACCTGCCATGATGATTACACTTAATGCTGCTCCAGCAAAAAGTTTACTTAATCCGAATACTGAAAAGAATCCAGCACTCCCTGCAATAAGTAACGCTGCTATTCCCAAGTAAATGTGGAAATTCTCAGAGCGTTCCATGTTGTTCTCCTATTTATACATCGTCTTCTAATTCAACAATGTTCTGTAGGTCTTCTATTCTTTTAAAACAAACATCCACAATCCTTAACCACAAATCATATTGTGGATTTACATCGACTGGAATCCTGTCTTTTAGTCTACCTAACTCATTATCTAATGAAGCAATTCTGTCTAAGACATCATTCTTTCTTCTCATATTATTAACCTCTATTGTGTTGTATTATATAAATATCTTAAGATACATTTAACTGCTGTAATATATATTGTTTCAATGTATCCTTGTTACTATTATCAACATGACACCATGTCCATGCCATTGTTGTTTTTAAATTTGTTATTGTATCTGATACTGCATTAATGTGTTTTGATAATTGATTTCTCATATCATCATCCATTGGAACTTCAACTCCCAACTCATCTGCCATTTCCATTAGGGCACCTAAATCTTTATTACGATTAGCCTCATTAGCTTTTTTAAACTTATCAGAATCACCACCCTTATCAGGATGTGTCTTTCCTGCTACCTTTCTATATACTTGTTTGAATGTATCTTCTTCAACATCAGTTTTTATTTCAAGGTTTGTATCTTTGGATGTTTGTGGTGGTACACTTAAATCAGGTTGTGTATCCAGCATGTAACTTCTAAAATCATTATTAAATTTTAACAAACAATCCTCATATATTATTTTGGTCTCTTCTAAATCTAATTGTAGGTATCGTAACTGGCTTCGAATCTTTCTATTTTTAATTGAATCTAAATCCATATAGTAATAAGTATCACTGCACGCGTACTATGTCGTCTTTTATTTTTACATATCTCATCAATTGCTATATCAAAAGCGAGACTACAGGTAAGCAATATAGTCTGGTCTACAACCCAGCCTAAACCTATATTACTATATATTTAGTTTGTTAGGACTTTTGTTTGGTCGCTCATCCAAACGCTTTCACTCACTTCCGAAAACAACAACCCACCGAAGTGGTAACAAGAAATCACGAGTCACATTATGTTTCTTGATTATTTAATTCTTCAAACTCTGCATCTATTAGTTTCATGCAGATAAAATAGACATCACCATTCTTCAGAACAGCATCAGCTAATCCATACTGATGTTTTAATTGTTCAGGAGAATAACCAGAATCAACCCTTGCCGTTCCGAGAATGGCGTATCTGTCATTTCCTACCGAGACTAGTTTAGGAAATTTTGACAGCGGTCTTTTTTGGTTTCTTTGGTTCTATCTTTGGAATCTCAATAGATAATAGACCACTCTTGAAAGAGGCCTTTACTTTATCACCATTGAGCTGTTCACCTAATTCGAACTGGCGTTTAAAAGATGATTGCTTTAATTCCTTACGAATTACTTTAGCACCCTCATCATCAAACAACCCATGTTTGTTTCCAGCTATAGTCAATACACCCTCTTCCACTTCAATAGTTAAGTCTTTTTTATCAAGACCAGGTATCTCGGCGATTACTCCAACCTTATCATCATACTCATATACATTTACTTTTGGATATGCAGTACCTGTGAATGGTTTTACACCTACCTGTTTTTCTACTTGTGGAAATTGTGTGTGAATTAACTGGTCAAACAACCTGTCGAATGGTGTTAGAAATTCATCCCTATCAATGACAGGGAACTTGTGATTTAAAACGAATTTAGTCATAATATACTCCTTATTGTTTAGTTAACTTTCGTTCAACTCGTATCCTCATTTGAGCGATACATCGTTATAGTAATCTACCTATACAGCGTAGAATCTTTACTACATATATAAATATAAGGTTAATGCAGAAAAATGTAATTTATTTTTTCAATAATTTTTTAGGAACCCAAACTATCTTACCCATAGAATCTAGTCCCTTAACTTTTTCTGAATGTTCTTTAGAATCAAATTCTGAGTCTTCTACTTTTAGTTTGGTGTCCTTGTATATCATACCCTCAATTGTAGGGTAATCATACAACACCTTAACTTTCATCAGCGTAGTGTTCTAATGGTGCATACATTTCTAACTTCTGTATTAGAAGTTCTGGGTCTTGTACACCCACCATAGTTTCTTGCACTTCACCATCTTGTACTATCTTGATTGCTGGTACACTTCTTATTTGGTAACTTTCAGCTAAGACTGGGTCTTGGTCTACATCTTGAAAAAAGATAGGATATCCTTTCTTCTCTAAAGATTCCATTAGTGGCTTAAATGTTTTGCAAGGGCCACACCATTCTGCACTGAAATAATATATTCTTGTTTCCATTTTAATTACTCCATGTTATTTCTTTATAACTTTGTGTTGTTGTTTCAGTAGCGTAAGGTACTACAATTTTATATGTATTACTTCTCTTCTGCTTCTGCTTTTTCTTCTGCTGTTTTATCAACATAATCTTTACTCGCTTCTTTTTTAGCTTCTGTAATTTCTTTTGCAGCTTGTACTACAAAATCTTTTTTCTTTCCACCATGATAATCGTAAGCATGACCTTCTTCAATTAAGATATCATTTACACTTACCCAACCATCTACTGATAAATCAATATCGTGGTCGTTGTTAGCGATACATTCTTTTATGTGGTCACCAACTACTTCAGGTGATACAAAAATTTCACCTAATACTCTACCGAACTTACCAGTACCATGTGAAATTAATTTAAAAACTCCAGCTTCTAATAAATGTTTATTACGAGCTTTTGCTTCTAAACCTTTTGCTTTTTCTTCAAGGTCACGAGTTCTACTTTCCCAAGTATCAATACCCATATACCTAATTCTCTTTTTAATTTTTAAATCAAAACCTAAATCAATCCAACAATCGATTGTGTCTCCATCTAAAACTTTTATCAATTCACATTGATATTCACGAACATCTAATTTCTTAGCCATTACATTTCTCCAAGTTTAAGTAACCAAGAGAAATGAATTCTCTACTTATTTATATTCTTCGTATTCCAACTTGTCTTGCGAGTACTATTAGTTTGGTAGTATCTTTTGTAATATTACCATCCCTAATAGAACTTAACGCTCCCTCAAGTTCTTTTAGTTTGAAAGGCAAAGTATAATGTTTGCCCTCATATAAATATGTATCTATTCGTTTTAATGAAATATTATGAGCCAATTCCATCGCTTCTTTGAAGTATGTGTAAGCTACAAAATCACCTCTGTATTTAGGACACTTATCAGATAAGAGTATATACTCATCGTATGTAATCATATGTCAAGCTCCAATTGGTTACCAGTGACATCTTTAAAACTTTCTTGATAGCCTTTCCACATCTCGATTGATAGTGGATTGTCTTTTGCTAAATGTTCTTTTATTCCAGCAGTTAGATGTTTATCAAGATTAGCTTCAATCTCTACAGCTAACATATCACGAAATGAATCAGATGCCATATTGGCTTGTGAATTTGTATGTCGGTCTAAAACCTTTTTTATTATTTGTTTCATGTACAAAAATTCCTATGTTATAAATAAATATCTATCCAATCTTTCAAAATTTAAAATAATTTGAGCGGGTGGAAAAGAAAGGAAAGAAAAAACCACCCGCCCAGGTAGGACGGTTATCCTACCTTAGAAACCATCAGCGACTGATTCTTCCTCTTCATTGAAAAGGTTCTCATCGCTTCCATCGTTCATGAACTTCTGAAGTAACTGCTTTACAAAAGTTCTCTCAGAATCAACACCACCATCATCAGCGAACTGAGGATAGATACTAACTTCAGCAGCCTCATCAAGACCAAATCCATCGTAAATCAATCCAGCCATCTCGACTGAAGTTCTCGTAGAAACACCATTTGAAACTTTACCAGTATCAGATTTAGATTCCATACGAGTGGTGTGAGCAATCTCAGCAACAGCAGAGAGTAACTCGGGGTCAACATGAGGGAACATATAACTTAACAAGCCAGTTTCCTCTTCATCAGTTAAGACATCCATCTCAACAATAGTGAATCTGTCCATCAAAGCTTTATCCATCACACGAGTAGAAGTATACTCATTACCGATATTAGCAGTAGCGACGAAAGTAACGCCTTCAGCGACTGGGATAGTTTCCTGTCCACTAGCCTCATCCAACCTCAAGTATCTTTGACCTTGGTCAAGAACTGTCATCAGAATATTCCAAGCATCTGGATGAGCTCTTGATAACTCATCAAGAAGTATCACAGCGTTTGGAGTCTGAATAGCTTTAACAAATAGAGACTGAGAAAAGTAAGTACCTTTCTTCTTATCGAAGTGTACATTACCAATCAAAGTGGCTCTTGGGTCTTGAGTAGAACCCATGTTGAAATAGAAGTCTGGTCTATCTAAGGAATTAACCAAAGATTTAGCAGCCATGGTTTTACCACAACCAGCTGGACCAGTCATCAGAATGTTCTTACCTCTAACGGCAGAACGAATCAAATACTTCCACTTAAGTTCTTTCATAACCAAACCTTGTGGTTTAAGATTATAAGAACCATGAATAAAATTTAAAACCTCAGCGTGGTCACTTGGAACCTCAACTGAAGACAAATCAATAGCTGGGGCTGAATTAGCCTCGAACTCTGACATGGGAACCACCCACCAGTAATTCTTACCTGATTTGTTAACTCTCTGTTCAAGGGCCATACCCTTTGAATGTGCTCTTTTACGAGCCGAAATAGAAATCTCTGAGGTAAACTTGTTACCATCGGCATCCCAAGCATTATACCTGTTACCTGATTTCTCGATTTTTACAACTAAATTAGCCATATATTAACTCCTGTTCTTTTCTTTTTTTTGAATTCTTTATTTTATCTCTCCAAATCATACCATAATATAAGGCCTTTTGCCTATACGAGTCAAGTGTTTTTTTCACTTTTTTTAAAATAATTTTCACTAACCTTTCCACCAATGTAACTTACCATTAGAATCTTGAAATGAACCCCAGCCACATGAGTTCCAAACACACTTCCATTCTATCTCAAAGATTGAGTCTTTGAACACTTTCATGTTCCAGCCACAAGTCATACATGGTGGGGTATGTTCATTCCAAAATTTATTCCATAACCATCTCATATTAATTCTTCTCCAAGAATTTCTTGTTCATGGTTTTTGAAATCTGAGCAACACTATTGAGGTCGATGAACTCTGCATCAACACCATACATTGTTTTGAAATCATTTAAGTTATTACCACTACGGTCATAAGAATCACCAACAAAATAACTAAGAACTTTAACACCCATTTTACGAATCTCGTTAACTTGATTCTTAGTGTGTGTTAGTGCCTCTTGATTATAGTAATTGAAATTTGAATTACTGAACATTGGCATTCCATCTGAAATATTCAAGAAGTATGAATCACGATTTTGTGAAGTAGGAACGATATCTTTCATGATAGCTTCGAAACATAATCCCTCTGGTGTAGTTCCACCTGGATAAACACAAGGAAACATTTTCTTCACTTTTGAAAACTTATCTTCTCTTGAATCATAACCAACTAAAATAAGTGGTGAAGTATCTGAACGATAATTTCTTCCATTAGAATCATGAGTACTTCTGAAACTTACAGCCACATCAACATTAGAAATCATATCAACAGCTTTACAAATAGCAACTACGGTCTTCATAGTGTTGTCCCACTTGGAACCACTCATAGAACCAGAAGCATCAACTGAGATGTGTAAGAAAGCATCTGAATAACTTTCAGTAAATGTTTGAGAGAAAACTCTTGAGTTTCCAAAACCTAACTCAGCAATCAATCTCTTATCAATACGACCAGAATCTAATCTGTTCCATTTCAAATCTCTTGATTCACCACGAACTTGTAACTTACGACCTAACTTGGTTCCGAGAGCAATACCCTCTGATAACCATGTTGTCTCTCCATGCCATTCCATTTTTTTACGAAGTAAGTAAGGAAACGCTGAAGTATCAATCATTGATTGAGTAAGTTTCTTAACATAGATAACTCCAACACCATTCTTAGAGTAAGTGTACTCACCAGTATTGTAATCATAATCACCACGAATTTCCATAGAAGTACCAGCCTGAACTTTCTCAACTCCAGCATCTTCCATAGTTCTAACCATAGCAGAATCTTTCTTGGTCAACTTACCAGTCTTAGTAGGTTTACCCTCAATGAATTTTCTCTGTTTTTCAAGAGCATTCTTCAATTGTTTTTTCTGAGCATCTGTTAACTCAACATCTGAATCAGGTGGGTTACCACTTGGGTCGGAATGTTCAGGTAGAAAATCTTCAGCATCTGGTACATCAATACCAGCATCTTGAGGAGATAAAGGTTCTAAACCATTTCTCTCTCTGTGATAATTCTCAGTATCTAAATCATTAAGAGCTTGTTGAAGTTCTCCATCTAACTCTTGATTCTGAAATTTGTTATCATCAGATTTCTCTGGTAATTGAGCAACATTATCAAGAATAATTCCATAAACTTCAAGAGCCACATTGAAAGCATCTTCGGTAGAAGTTAACTTCTTAACTTTACCACCAGCAAAAATAGTCTTGTAAATCTTATCAAGACTTGGAAGAACATCTAACCTACGATTCTTGTTAGTTAGGTTGATGATTCTGAAAATATATGAGTCCCAATCTAAATCAGTATACTCATTAGATTTGATACCCTTATCAATAACTTTAGAATGGAAGTACTTCTCATACATAGAAGTGTAATAACCTTTGTAACCTGGTGAAGTAGAATAAACATACCAATCGATTCTTCTATCTTCAACATAGTTCAATAAATTCTTTACATGACCAATAACATCATATCTTGAATAACCAATCTTTTCAGCATCTAAGTAAATCTCTTCAGTAATAGAACTCTCAAGATTTCTTAAGAAGTCAAAATCAGAAAGTTTGATGTGTGAACCCTCATGAAGAGCCAAACCAACGACTGGGTCAAAGTTTTTCTCATCAATCTTAGAACCAATCATAACGGCTTTACCATCAGTATAAGAACTATCATTACTTTGAAATCTGACAGGAATATCAGAACGACCAGTAACGATGTTTACGAAGTTAGAAATAGCTCTACGATATTGAGCTAACTGAATATGGTCAACACCTTTTTTAATAGGAGCATCTTCATCAATATCGATGATATCAGTCCTACGAGTGTTCCACTCATTATCAGCCCAAAACGAAGAAAACGGATTAGTTCTTTTTGTAGAACCAACACTATATTTCTCACGAAGTGCCATGGGGTTAAAATGTTTAAATTTTGAATCCATTCTTTTTTTCCTTTTTTTCATACCTTAATATAAGGCTTTTTTACCATACTTGTCAAGTGTTTTTTTTATTTTTTTTAAATTAATTTTCACTAGCCAGTTTCTCTACCAACTCATCCATACCACATTTAGGTTCTGGTAGATGGTCTGTAATAACATCGACTTCTTCTAAGTCTAACTCAAGTTCATTTAACGCTTCTACTTTAAGTAGTTCATTTAACTCTTCAAAAAACTCTTCTGGTAAACCAATCATTCTTTTTTTCCCTTTATCTTATACAGCAATATAAGGCTTTTTTATAATATAAGTCAAGGTTTTTTTTATATTTTATATATATATTATAGTAGGTAGGTAGCAGGTTTGGCAGGAATTCTATATAGCGTAGCCGAACAAATCAAAATCATCTTTAAAATGTTTACCTACAATTTCTTTTAATTCATCATCATAATAATGTTCCCATGAGTTATGGTCTATAGATTTATTATAATGTGGTAATTGCTTTTCTCCACCAATCTTTTTTATAAAATACTGATAATCATTCTCAAGGTTTTCATACCTACCAATAAAATCTAATGGTCTATTAATGTATACAGATTGTGGTATTGCAACCATATTATGTTGTGCTGATAATTGTTTTATTAACCACTCTTTATATGGTTTCTTTGCTTCTTCTATCGTGGAATGAGTGTGTCCTTGTATTCTTTTATATTGTGGTGATTGATGATAGAAGTAAAAACTAACACATCTATCATATGGATTACGAACAAATGCTAATTTAAAATACTCATCCCATATCTCATCACCTACTCTCTTCTTTACTAAAGATGCTGGTGAATGTGGATAACCATCTTTATTCCTTAATACCTTAAATCCTGCTGGATTAAATGAATTACGAATACTTGTTCCTGCCACTTTAGGATTATGTATGAATATAAACTTGTATGATTTATGTACAAACATTAATTCTTTACAGGTTTTAAATCATTGTAATCAATTACTCTGAATGTGAGTATTGTAGTATCCTCTTCCCATTGTTCATAACCCTCAAATACACAATTGGTATTTGGACCAGTCATATTCTTTATTACTTGTGCTGCTTGTTCTTCACTATATACAATACACTTTATCAGATTACCATCCACACTAACATGAACGAATTCTTGATTTACTGATTTCTTTTCACCCATTACTCGATAATGAACTTATCCAATATAGTGTTCCTAAATACTTTGATACCATCTGCTAGATTAGCTTCCCAGTCTTCATGTGCCTGTTCATCTGCTCCATCAGTAATATACTTGTATGATACGAATGGTATGTTTTGTTCCCAACAAATCTTAGCAAGTGCATATGCTTCCATATCCACAACCTCACCATAGTATTGTGATTTATCTTCTACGAAACAATCACCTGTTCCACAAGTAGCATTTCTACCTATAGGGTTTTTGTATTGTGAGAAATCTATTATTACAGGTGGTTCCTTTTCGAATGGGGTTTCCCCTCTAAGGAATCCGAGACCTGTTACATCCATATCTCTCTGTACAAACTTTGTACAATCAACTAATGTTTTCTTTTTAATCTTTCGTGAACCTGCGGTTCCATAATTGATTACTCTATCATAAGGTATATGTGAACCATACTTACCAATCCTTTGTTGTAATCTGATTGCTGCATTAACCTTACCTACGCCAGTATATAACACATCGTATTCATCAAGTTGTCCTTGAGTTTCTACTTCAAGTGCACATACTATTAAAGTTCTTTTGTTTAGTACTGAATCACTCATTGGCTACACACAAATGTACCATCTGCTTCTGGAAAACAACAATAGTTCTTTACTACTGCACCAGGTATATCACTTCTACTTCCTCTGTTTCCAGCGTGTGATACAAATTGTTCTTTTTCCACTTTAGGTATCTTCCATTCCTTATAGACAACTAATCTAACCTTACTACAACCTGGGGCTGCACATTTTCTTCTTATAGGTTCTACTATTGGTCTCTTTTGCATTCTTGGCATATTTACTCCTTTATTCTATCCCAATTAAATCCATTACCATACGCACCCCACTCGGATGTTTTGTAATAGATTGGTTTCTTTAAATCTAAAAATTCTATAATTCCTTGTGGGGATAAATCATATTCATTACTGATATCCCACTCCCCAAGTTTTGTCTGAATAATACATTGTATTGGTTCTTTCATTCCAATACCATAACTCAACTGAACAAACACTTCATCTATATCTCCAATACCACCTTTTAATAATTGGTCTTTCGCGATATATCTTGCCATGTATGCAGCACTTCTATCAACCTTACTTGGGTCTTTACCACTATACGCTCCACCACCGATTGGAACTCTTGGGCCGTAGTTATCAACTACTAATTTCCTACCAGTCAATCCTGCATCTGCATCGAATCCACCTTGTTCCCAATCTCCTGCTGGATTACAAAATATCTTTGTATCTTTATATTTATCCTTATCTTCCAACCATTGTGTAATTAAATATCTTAATTGCCCAGAACTTGCATTCTGAAAACTACAAACGATTGCAATTATATTATGGTCTTCATCTATGGTAATTTGTGTCTTACCATCATATTCGAATATATTATAAATGTGTTTACATAAACTTCTTGCTAAGTAATATTCTTGTGGTACAAAATCTTCGTTGTGATTACATGCATAACCAATCATAATACCTTGGTCTCCTGCACCACCATCATCAACACCTCTACCAATCTCTGGTGATTGTTTCACCAAGTTAACTGATGTGGTATGTGTCTTATCGTAAATCTCTGGTTCACCTAATACCTCATCTACTAAATGTGGTACAGGTATTTCTTTATCTGAATTAATTGTAACTTCACCATTGATGTAGATATGCCCGTGTCCACCCATTGTTTCAACGGCTACTCGGGCATCTCTATCTTCAGTAAGACAGTAATCTAATATCCTATCAGATATTCTATCACATATCTTATCAGGATGTTTCGGTGTTACAAACTCTGCTGTTCTATACACCTAACTTTCCTATCCTCTCGTATCTTTATATACCAAAAATGCTACACCTAAAAATGTTACATAAGGTACTAAACTTAAAATAAAGTCCATATTATACGCCTCCTATTTTGTTGATGCTACTGATTCTTTACGATATTCAGTAACAAGTTTCTTAATCTCTCCAATTGCTTTTCGAGCTCTTCCTGCAGCTGCCTTAGTACCTTTTTCATTATAGGTCTCATGGTTTGCTTTGAACTCATCAAAGTGGTTAGAAATTTCTGTAAATAACTCATCTACTTTTGCCATCATTTATCTCCTTTGTATGTTATAACTGATTTAACTTTATCCTTATTTAAAAAACTGAGATTGATTAGATAGACTTCATCTATCACATCATACCCAGCTTCTTCACATAATTCTCTTGTGGCCTTTGCAGTACCACCTGTGGCATATACATCATCCACAATAATTACTTTACCCTTACCAGGTTTAATCTCTAATGTATCAAACCCATACTCTAATGAATATGCTTTACTAATTACTGGTGGGGGAAGTTTACCTTTTTTTCGGACAGGAACAAAACCTAAACCCATTCTCTTTGCGAGATGAGCTCCGAATATAAAACCTCTAGCCTCACAACCTACTATGTAACTGACGGCAGTTTGATTTTCTATCAAACCTCTCATCAATAGTGTGGCATGACTAAATGCATTTGCATCTTTTAATAATGGTGTGATATCTTTAAACACCACATCCTTAACTGGCCAATCTGGTACATCAACTATATAATCTTGTAAATTCATTTTATTCTCCAATGACATTCGTTACTTGAATTAAAATAATTGATAATGCTAACAGAAGACATATTGCTGTTTTTAATGTAGGAATCTCTCGTAGAAATAAATAGGACATGATTCCGAAAATCAATGTACCAACTCCGAATCCTATCATTCGAATATTCCATGTAAATCCAAAGTGTTCATAACTTAATCTTGATGAATGGAAAAATAACCAACCAATTGGTATTCCAAATAATGCCATCCAATTAGCACTACTCCAAAACCAATGACCTTTTAATGATTCGGTGAATTGAGCATTCAACTGCCACCAAGCCATTACATTACTTATAACCAATATGACCATCGCCATAACTAATTTACTCAATTAATATTCTTCTCCATAGAGTGAATACTTCTTAATAGTAGGTGGTTTCTCTTTACCATCTTCCATATGAACTTCACCCTTTTGTGCATCTATATAAAATTCTGTACCACCAGATTCCATAAAGATAGCGTTTAAAACCTCAGTAAGTGATGAGTATATTTGGTCATCACCATCTGTTATTGCCCACCTATCACCAGGTGGAACTCTTGTTGCTTTTAGTTCTTTCATTAGTCTTTCTCCCAATTACCCTCGTGGAATCCATCAGCAAAATGCTTAACATCTTTCTGTGCAAATCCTGCACCCATAGAATGTTCATGAACTTCCTTATCGGTATCTTCTGCAATTAAATCACATTGTAAATGATTAGTTCCATTACCAAGATAATCATATTCAACTTCGTGTGTGTTCTTACCACAATGGTCACAAGTCCAATGTTCTAAATACTCTTTAGAAAGTACTTCTTCTTTGGTAATCTGTGGATACAACTCTCGTATCTTTGCACCCAACTCCATATCATTAGGTGTCTCCTTAATTATTTCTCCGATAATCTTATCCATTGATTAACTCTTTGGTATCCCTTGCATCATATTCCTTTGGAAAGTATTTTGATAATACTTCTAACAAATCGTGATACTTAGATATCTCTTCTAACTCTTTCTCTATTGTATCCATGATATCAGAATGTTCACCTATACCTACAGAATTCTGTAATAGATTCTCAACATTGATTCTATGTTTCTCAATGTGAGCTTCAAAGTGAATCTTACTTGCGTTTAGTAATTCGGTTCTAAAGTTTACTGCCATTTTTTTGTCCTTTTATACTTTGTATTTCTCTTCTTCTTCAAGTGAACTTCGGAAGTGGTTTTCTTCCGATGACACTTTTTACATAGAGTTTGTAGATTATCCAATCCATAGTAACTCCAATCTAAATCTTTTGCCTTTACAAACTTCTGTTCCACTAAAGGTCTAACATGGTCTGCATCCCATCGTTTACCTACCACACCACAATGATTACATTTACCACCATCTCTTTTTCTAAGATGTGCTCGTTGTTCTTTCGAGTGGTATATAATCATATACTCTGTTGCACAATCTTCGTGCCAACTTCTTCTCTCATTGATAGTACCATCTTCTTTTACTATCATGGTTCCACACCATCTACATTGTCCTTTTATCGTGGTGTAGTAAGAATTAGGTTTAGGTGGTTTTCTAAAATCACCATCCCATTCTTCTTTCTTTTTACCAAATGTTCTTTCGTGTCTTTTGCCGAATCTACTAAGTGGCATCTATTCCTCAATTTTTGCTATTATATCTCTCTCCATTACTACAAACAAATCTTCACCATTGTGTGATATTTCTACAGCACTAAATTTAGTGAATATAATCTTATCACCAATTTTAATATCCATTGGCATATGTTGTCCATCATTCATATTTCTTGAACCAGGTCCAACTGCCTCAACAATACCTTGTTCTGTTTGTTTACCCTCATCAATTGAATCTGGTAATATAATACCACCACTACTCATTTCTTCTCGCGAAGGTTTCTTAATCACTACTCGTGCATCCATCGGTATAACCATTATTTCTCCTTTGTAATTTTATTTGTGGAGCTGACTGGGTTCGAACCAGCGACCTCCGCAGTGCAAGTGCGATGCTCTCCCAACTGAGCTACAGCCCCGGCCCTCGGACTTAATTTCTCAATTGTTTTCATAGCCTGAATATAAGGCTTTTTTACTATACTTGTCAAGTGTTTTTTATGCTTTTCCAAAAATATTTTGATGTATCCCATAAATACATTAGGAATACAACCCCCAAAACTCCTATTGCAACTAATGTTCCAATAGTAATTGTCATTATAAATATAAGGATGAACGCCATAAATTCAAATATATCTTTAACAAATTTAGAACCACTAACAAGTGAATCTCCAAAATCATTATCTCTGGTCATTATTTCCTTATGTATCTTATCATCCATACCCAATACCAAACTACTCCTATAAACAAGAGTACTTGTATTATTGCTCTGAAATCGTCTGTTATATTTATTTCCATGATGTAACATATGCGACATCATATCACTCATATATAAATAGTAACTATATCTCAAATCTATCATTTTGTTCTGCAAACTTTTCATTATCACTAATTATAGTTTTGAACAAATCAATATCTAATCCTAATTCCTCTACTAACTTTGCTAACCCTCTTGTATCTTTGGGTAAACAAGTTCCACCAAATCCACCATACTCTTTATTCACTTTTAGATAATGTCCATCACCTACTCCATGAAATAAAAACGCATCTTTCACTACATCATAGTTTGCATCAACCTCGTTACATATCTTATAAAACGCGTTGGCAAATGTTACTCTCATTGCTTTATAACTATTACTGAAGTACTTCATTAACTCACCCTCGATAGGTTTCATCACGACTGTATGTGTTGGTAGATTACCATGACACTCTTTAACCAATCGTATTGTTTCTTCATCTTCAGTACCTATAACTAATATATTATTATTATATTTAAAATCATACTCAGCACATTTCTCTCTCAAGAACTCTGGTACAAAACTTATATCTAATCCATCACCATTGTGATAAAACTCTTCTCTCCATTTATCCACACTACCTGGTTTGATTGTACTCTTAACACAAACCTTACCTTTGTATTTAAGATTATATAATTCTCTTAGAACACTATGTACAATACTTGTATCACACTCACCATTATCACCTGATGGTGTAGGTACACAAATGTAAGTAATTGGTGTATCCAAGACATCTGTAATGCTTGTTTCCAACCTAACATCATGACAGATAGTTTCATGTCCAACTGATTCAAAACCTTTTGATATTGCTGTACCAACAAAACCTTTTCCTATTATTCCTATTTTCATTATAACCCACTTCCATATTCATGTACTACTCTCCACTCTAATGGTGGTCTGTTTCTTTTATATTGTTCCATACTCCATTCTAAATCATCAGTAGTTATATCCAATGATTCAACCTCAAGTCCCTTATCATCTGTGTATGTAATCTCGATGATATATCTCTTCTTCTTATCCATATACTTTCACTCCGTATTTCTTCTCGAACTCCACAGCATCATTGTGTGTGTTCACTATCGGCATTCCCTTAATGTTCAAACTTGTATTCAATAACATCGGACATCCTGTCTTCTTATAAAATTCATTTATCAGATTGTAGAAGTTTGGATTATCATCTTTACTGACTGTCTGTACCCTTGATGTATTATCTACATGACATATTGCTGGATACAAATCTGGTCGTTTACAATCTGCTACAAACTGCATGTACTGAGATTTCTTTACAGGCATATCAAATATCTTATGTGCATGTTCCTCAAGTACTGCAGGTGCAAAAGGACGAAACTCTTGTCGTTTCTTAATCTTGTTCATCTTGTCCTTTATATCATTACCTCGTGGGTCTGCTAGTAGAGAACGATTCCCTAAAGCTCGTGGACCGAACTCCGCTCTACCACTAGCGACTCCGACTAAATCTCCCTTTAACAAAGTTTGCAAAGTTTGCTCAATTGGGTAATCACCCTTGATATCATAACCAAGAAAGGTATTATTCCAATCGAGATGCTCTCCCAGCACAAAGGCGGCACTTCCCAACGATGAACCACCATCACCGGGATTTGGGATAATCCATAAATTGGGGAACTGTCTCGCAATCTTGGAATTGGCTACGCAGTTTAATGCAACCCCACCACCATATACATAATTGTTACAATGTGGAACCAATGTACTTGCGTGTTGAAAGATATCCATAATTCTATTCTCACATATATGTTGTGTTGCGTTTGCTATATCGAACTTCCATTTATCACTTCCATCATCTGGATAACATTTAGGATTCCAATCTTGACATCCTCTGTGTAGATTATGTTTCATCTTTAAGCCTGTAGGATACGCAAAGAAATACTCTTCCATTTCTTTCACGAGTTCCTCTATAGGTTCTCCCCATCCTGCCATACCCATTAAGATGTACTCATCTTCTTGTGGTTTCAATCCTAATCGTTGTGTCATAGCACTATACCAAAGGCCCAACGAGTTGGGGTATCTATCACTCCATAATTTTGTAAAGGTAGTTCTCTTCTGTGAATCTGTTTCGATATACCATATAGTGGCACACTCCCATTCACCAATCGCATCTATATTTACTGAGATGGCATTATCATAAGGGGATGTGAAGTACGCAGCACTTGCGTGAGATAAATGATGTGATATCTGATAATCTGGTCTGATACCAAATTGTTTCAAATAATAATTAGGTAGATTTTTCAATTGGAAAAACTCACCATACTGACCTGCATATAATTGACGAGTTTTCTTCAATAGAGAATCCTCGAACCATACGGAAGTATCCCAATCACCATATCGTTTTAAATCATTGAATAACCTTGAATCTAAATTCTCATCGAACTTGATATCTGAATATCGTTCATTGTGACCTGCGAACTTAATCTCTGTACCATGAATAAGTGATGCTGTTGCATCGTGGTTCAACCCGTTTAAACCGAGTATTTTTCGTTCATGAGTAGGGAATGTAACATACTTTGTTTTCATAACTAATAATAAGTATCAATGTAAATCCTTAAAATACAAAAAAACTTCGTGAGTGAAACGAGCGAACCCTACACCTATCATGTTATACACCATATCGTGTACACTAAATCCATCACTTCTACTAAACTTGGTACTCTGATATACTTCATAAGAGAATCCAACTGCGGTGGCACTAATCATAGAGTGTAAGGGATTCGGTATAGTATCATGTAATGTGAATAACAAAGTATCAGAATACAAAGTATAGAACATAAAGTATAATCCAAATGAAGTAGTGAGGTGTGCGGTTTTATCTAATTGAATATCAAAGTTATCTTGTGCAATAGTTCCTCTACTTAAAAGAATTGCGGGTAGTAAAAATACTAATACTAACCATACTATACTATTCATTTCTCATTTAAGTACTGATACCATACATAACAAGCATAACCACTTAACCCTATACTGATTAACATAACAAACACATTACCATCATTCATCTTTATCTCCATTTAAAGTAATCATCTAATATCAATATAATACATAGTATCAAGAAAGCAAACAATATCTCTACTTGAATCCACATTGTACTTTGTATTATAGAACTCCACATCATAATACTAAATATCAAGTGAGTGATAAATAATATCGCGAAAGATGCATATCCACATGGATAAGAGGTGTTATTAAATCGCTTAGAGGAAAAAAGCCACGCCGATATAAAAGCAACTCTGGCCGTCTGACATTATGTCATACTTGTTTGGATTCACGATGAATTGCCTGGGGTGGCCATCCTACACTATACACTCTGTAGTTTTGTCATACTCGATTACTGGTACTTATGGCACTACCTGTATACCTGTAATACCTGTACTCGCTGTTTATTTTATCGCTAGCTTGTATAGTGTAGTAGTAGTGTATATAGGGATTAGAATATTATTTGGTTCACGCAAGAAATCAAGGACACGCACTTCAAGTATCACTTTAATGAACGCCTCAAGTATCACTTTAATTAAAGTATTACTTTAAGTGACTGCGGGGCGAATTATATAATTAGCGGGGCAAGATATGGGAATTGAGTAGCGAATCCAACCAATTGCAAGCGATATTAGTGTGCGTACCCATTAAATATAAGGCTTTTTCGCCATATAAGTCAAGTGTTTTCTTCAATTTTCTAAAGATTTTTGGAATTCTTCGAATGGAATATACTCTAAATCGGGCTGTTTATCCTCGATGGGTTCAAGTTCTACTTCAAGTGCGGGAATAATTTCTGCGGTTTCCTCGCGTTCTACTGATATATCTAAGGGTAATTGTTCCTCGATAACTTGCATTAATGGTACATCCCTATGACGATACCAACCTTTAATAGTGGTTTGTAATTGATATACGCAGTTCAAACATAGTACACGCAAGTTCTCTATCTTGGTGTTCAAATGGTCTTTATCAAAGAAATCTAATAACAATGGATATGAGGTATCAGTAATGTGTGTGTAATCACAACCGCAATTACTACACTTTTGTTCTAAATATCCCTCTTGAAAGGCCCTTTTCAGTAGTGTAGTCTCACGAAATGGACTAGGATTCTCGCCTGAAAGTATTTTTTGTAAATCATATGGAGTGATTTTAGTACTATTACGCTTCCTAATACCAGCACTACTCGGTAATGGGTTCCATAAATCATACATTTTGGCGTATTTCTTAAAAGTTTGGTAACTCATATTAAGATATTCGCTAGCCATTTTCATTGATTGTGTTGATTTTATGGCCGCAGTTATCTGACGTTTTGTCGGATTCTTCGCTGGACGACCCTTTAATGTGTTTTTTATACCAATAGCCATGTTATTTACCCTTATGTGACAAAGTGTCATACGCATAGATAGAGGCAGTATATTCGTTATTAAATGTTAGGTTTATTAATACATCTATCTATATTAATAAGTATCCCGATATGGGAAAAGTGGGTTATGGTGGGGGGAATACCCTATGATAAAATCGGTATTGTATCCATCTCAGAATGCAACCCACGAAGTGGTGTATACGATTACATCATTTGATATAACATATGGAATACTCTGAATAATAAATAACCATATATAAAAAACCCTATTATCAATATAGGGGGAGTGTCACTTGGGGAACTATGTCGCTTGGATAAGTTGTCTGTGTGTAGTATTGGCATCTCTAGTCAAAATCTTTTTTACTAATGGGGTGGTATCGTTGTACTATATAGAGTAAGGCTATTAGAATTATTATTGTTGTGAGTATTATCATTTTACAATATAGTATACTCCCATTACCCAACACCATATAGTGATGAACGCTAAAATATAAATCATTCGAAGTAATCCTTATCTATATCGTTCCAATCCTTTAATGAAAGTGTGATATTATTAAAGGCGTTCGTTATATAATACCACATACCTATGATTAACATAAATGGTGTTAACCACAACCATAACACTATCCACGCGTGTTGTTTTATAAATTCTATCATTTAATTACTCCGTAATTCATTATCTTCTCTTACGAAGTTTACGCTGTCTAATTATTGTACGAGCAGTTATAGTTCTTGTATCTATTCTACTCCCGCAGTATCTATCCATTATCATCTTGAATCTCTCCCATCATTCCATCATATATGATTCCTTTGGAATCCATTATCTTACTTTCATCGTATGGTGTATCGGTGATATCATCAATCAAAACTCCATCATCCTTTCTCACACGACCTGTACTACCACCATTCCACATTTCAACTTCCTCTTGCATGTGTGGTGGTAAATCTTCTTTCCATATCCAACTTAAATTATTCCATAACTCCACCATATAACTTACACCTATCTTCACCATTATGATGAGTAAATCAAACAAATTATTAAAGATTCTATCTAAACGATTATTCATTTATTTCAACTTCCATTATGGTTTGCTTTGGTAATACACTATAAGGGGATGGCACTTGGATTTTCACGAGTATATAAGTAACCCCATTCCATTTAAAATCTTCCTCGTGGAATCCTATCTCGCCTGTCTCTTTCATCACCACTAATCTATTCAATGCATCCAATAACTCTTCATCGGAACGCATCTTCTCACCTAATCCAATGAACTCTATCTCTAACCAACATCCATATCCCTCCGTCATACTCGGAACCAATCTATAAGGAATTATCTCGGTTATTCGAGTATCGTGTTGTCCGCGAAGTTGCGTACCAAATAACACAACCATCATCACTATGATGTGAACTATAGAGAAAAAATATTTACTTGAAAAGATTTTCATAACTTGTCCTTTTACTTAACTAATCTATTTACACGATTTTGATATGTGATTTGGGTAATCTCGAAGAGATTATCCCATGAACTTATCGAGTCGTAACTTTGTTGAATTATCCCGTCTTCATATATACATATATAACATGAAGAAAAAAAGTCTAAACTTTATTCAACTTTCTCAAAATAAGCGAGTCGTACTTTGTTTACGCATCCTCGTCCTCTTCGATAGGTTCCTCATTTAGAGAAACCTCATCATCATGGTGTACTTTCTTATGACACTCATTATGTAGTATCACAATATTCTCTACTGAATTTTCTCCACCATACTGATACTCTTCGATGTGATGAGCATCATCTTGTAGGTGAACTGTCTCTCCACATATAGGACACTTACAATCTTGGTTCAATAGTACTTCGAACCTCTGTTGTTTGTTCACATTCCTATCCACCTGTCTCAACTGAACACCATACTCATCATTGAACTTTGTGAACTCACCATCCAACTCACCCAACTTCATATCGAAGTAGTGATTCAATTCATTGGTCACCGCAGTGATAGTTTCTGAATCATCAAATCTTAGAAGGTCAAGGAACTTATATACTTTCTTACCAGTACCCTTATCCATAGTTCCCATTTTCGTGGTTACATCATGGAACATCTTGTTTACGAACTCGAAGAACTTCTTGTTATCTGTTATCTTCACATTGTATAGTTTGGATAGGTCAATCATGAACCATACGAAGGCACGAACCTTACCCAATCCGAACTCACTCTTACCACACTTATCTGGTATACTCTCTATCATCTCACCAACTTGTTTGATGATAGTCTTGAATCCACTTGGAATCTTTTCCCCTACCAATGTTCTCATCTTAGGTAGATTTACCTTATTTGGACCATGTAGGAAGATATAGAACCACTTGAGTATTTGTTCTGAAGCGGTATATCTCAATGTACCAATACCTCTACTATCCCAATCATACTCGTCATTCATTCCACGAACCCAATCGTATGTATCACTTTCTTCAGCCAATAGTATCTCAATCTTGTTTAGACCAGTAGAACCACTATTCAACTTAATGAACAATTGACGAACTTGTGATTCAGTACCATCCACAATCACAACAGGTAATTGTAGTTTCTCCATCAAGGTATCCCACAATATATCACCATTAGGTAGTTCATCAACTATCTGTTGGTATGTCAATCCACTTAGGTCAACATACTGTCCATTCAATCCTTGAACTATCACACCTGAACCAAGAGAGAACTTGTTACTCAAGAAGTTTTTACAAGTTATCCATCTCTGTTGTCCATCAATGATTTCAAGTACATTTAGAGTTTCCCTCAACCACAGATATAGTGGATTCTGAAGTGTTCCATCAAGTATCGCACACATGATACTCTGTTGACCAGATACATCTTTTACGAACTTTCTTTGAAACCTCTTAGGTACTTTCAAGTGGTTACTGATATTCAGAAATGTGGCACCATCCACTTTTTCTGATTCACCTATCAAGAAGTTATATAGAGTTACCCCTACTTCACTTACTTTCTTTCGTAGTTTCAATCCGAAACTACCTACATTCAATCTTTCTCGGATAGTTAGTCCACCAACATTCAACTCATATTGTTGGTTTGACAACCTACCAAGTGCTGTCTTGTTTTCGTTCATTTAGAACTCCTTACTTTCTTTTCGTCTTTCATCTCGATACGAACATTATGTATCCCACGAGATTCACACCTTGCTTTGAATCGTTTGTACATTTGATTCATTGCCTTTCTTTGTTTAACTGATAGTGTACCATTGAAACGCAATTGTTTCTCTACACTACCTAAAAATTCATTACTTCTAACTACATAACCAGGTTGGTAATCACATCCACTCAATAGAGTTCTGATGAGATTAATCTTGTAAGTACCATCTTCGATTCTCTCCAACTTCTCATACTTATCCAACTTGTTCTCACTCTCTTGCCACTTCACATATTGGGCAACAATCTTATCCATACTGATTTGCATTTTGGCAGTTATTTTTCTTTTACCAAACGCATTGTACATACTGATAGTGAACTCTCTTGAATTATCTGGTTGATAGTATCTATGGTCGTTCAGTATGTGGTTAAGTTGTCGTTTAACCTTATTCAGTTTTTCTGGATAATCTACATAACTCATATCTAATTCTTCCTATTATACAAATCTAAACCTTTTTCGAAAGCATTTGCCTTCTCTATAACCTCTTCCACTTTTTCTTTCAACACATATAGTGTATTACGAGCACCATCTATGTAACTCCTACTATCTGTAGTACTTGAGTACTCAGGTAGAGAATTTACTGAATCATCTAACTCACATTCTATCTCGTTAATCAGTTCTAATATTTCTTTCATCACGCAACTCCAAAATTATTGGTTATAAAACATGCATCCATCAATGTGATATCTGGTTTGGATTCTACAATCCATTCCTCTACCATATCAATAATTAACAACATCATATCTGGACTCATATGCTGTGCAGTTATCCACAACGGGTCATTTGTTGGGAATGGATTATCCAACATCGAAAACATCATCCATTAAATCCTCGAACTCTTCGACTGGATTACCGAACATATCATTCAAAGTATCAAACTCTGAATTCTTCAACCCCATATCTTCAAGAGCCTTAACTTTGACTCCATATCCGATATCATTTTTTGAAACCCTCTTCTTATTGGATTTCTTGACTGTTGTTTTTAGTTTCTTCATGAAACACTCCTATTCTTATTAAAAATCATATAGTAATATAAGGCTTTTTTACTATAATTGTCAAGTACTTTTTTCAAGTATTTTTAGCCTCTCTCAACTTTACCCTTATGGGCCCAATTTACTGAGTATGGTCTTTCAGAATACTCAAAGTTCTTGTTGATAGCTTTTGGTATCTGTGAACATATCTCATTAGCGAACCATTCAGCATCTTTCCACTCGTTTGTGTTGGCTTTTTCACCAAAACCTTGGTCTGGTACATATATCTCCAAACTTACATTTACAAAAAATCGAGTTGCATCCTTAGCCATTAGTATTGTCCGTTTCTGTTATAGATTGTTATCACTGCGTTGTTTCTCACAACCAAGTAGTGTCCAGTTCCAAAGTGAATGTATTGTGGGTCATTAAACCTCATTCTCCTTAGAAGATGTCTGAACTGGTAAGGTTTCATAACCTTTTCCATATATCTCTTTAGTAGATTCTTATCAGCGATTTGATAACCACCGAAATATCTCTCGTTGAATCTCTCAACGAAGTGGTCTGTTAATCTTAGTTCATCCATTTTTTTCTTTCCTTTATTTTCTTTCTTTAACTTATACCTAAATATACGGCTTTTTTCCTATATAAGTCAAGTGTTTTTTTTTATTTTTTTCTATTGAATAAAAAATCTAAAATATCATTAGCAGTTTCGTTCTCTTCAACTATCTCATTGAGATTATCAAATAGATTTAATTGATTCTTGTGATTACCATAATCAGTTCTCTCAACTAAATCACCAAACGCGTTTATTACTAAGTTCTTCATGTTATCCCCTTTTATCATACTATAATATAGGGCAAAAAGCCGATACGAGTCAAGTGTTTTTTTGAATTATTTTGATTTATTTTAGTTATTTAAGATAATTTAAACATATCAACTATATGTTTTATTAATAACCCTACGAAACCTGTTCCGATAACTCCACGCCATTTCTTTGTATCTTGCCTGAATTGGGTGTTTTGTTTCGTTTCTGCCCATAAACCCTCATGTGGATTAAATAGATTCTCTTTCACAAATTTGATATCTGTGGACACTTCTTGATGTGCCTTATCCATTTCTGTCTTCATATCCTCAATAGATTGCGTAATGTGGTCAATCTTATTGTGGATTAAATCGAATTCTGTTCTATCTTTTTGGTTCATGTGTAGTTCCTATATTTTCCATACACTAATAAGTATTGTATATATAAAAACTATGTAAAAAAATCTATGATTTTTTTGATTGATTTTTCTTAGAAGATGCAGAATATTTCTTCTGAAACTTCTGTCTTCTATTTCTTGGTTGCGGTTTTCTTGGTTTATAATTCTTACTCATTCTGAATATTTCACCCTTTAATAATTTCCTTTGCAACTCTAAATCATTGATTCTGCCTTCGTTCTCATCTATTATACCTCTAAGTGTATTATCTTTATTGATTAAACTTATTGCAAAAGCCATAATTCCAACTGAACTACCTACTATCATTCCACTTAGGAATGCAATCCATACATTATCTATCATTTCTATCTCCTATCTAAAACTTAAATTTATCATTATAATCATCTTTGTACATATCGTAAAGGCAAATTCCTACTACACCAAGTGTACCAATAGTGATTATTATCTGGTCAACTGTCATTTTATATCTCGTTCAATATCTCTGTATTGTTCAAATATATCTCTATCTAAATTTACATTCAATCTATAGAATGCATATACAAAAACTATTGTTATTATTGTTTCAATCATCCTAATCCATCCTTACCTTTTAATACTTCATCTGTTTCTGCCTGTTCTTCTCTCCACCATTCATATTTCATATTGCCCATTTGTCTATTCTGTAGATTGTTTTTAAAATTTGTTTCATATTCCGTTTGTGACATCACTCTCCATAATGTATCAAATGAT